CACAACATCACCCCCCACGAAGCGCTCCTCGGCCTCGTACGCACCGCATCCGCACGCGCCGCATGGACCGACCTCATCGTCGCCAACACCATGCGCGAACACGTCGAGGGCGGCGGTGACCCGCTGAAGCCGCCGTCGGGGGTGCTGCCGTGGCTGGCTCAGTCCCGCCTCGAACGCAAGATCGCCGCAGGCACTGCGAAGCAGGCCGTAGACGCAGGGGTGATGGTCGCCTTGGAACGACGCCTCGACATGGAGGGCGAGCTGGTGGCATCCGCGCTCGCGGCTGCACTGGATTCGCTGGAGCTGGACCACGAGCAGCGAGTGAAGGCGCTCGGCGCCGCGCAGCAGCACCTCCTCGGCGCCGGCGGAACCGCCATCGCAAGCTGAGACCCCCGGTCCGGAATGCGCGCCCGGATTCCGCTGGCATCCTGCCGCGCATGAGAGGCGTCATCCTTGCCGGCGGCCGGGGCACCCGGCTCGGCGACACCACCCGCGTCGTCAACAAGCATCTGCTGCCCGTGTACGACCAGCCGATGATCTACCACCCGATCCGTATCCTCCGGGCGATGGGATGCGACGACATCCTCATCGTGACTGGCGGGGAGAACGTTGGCGGGTTCGCGCAGCTGTTGGGATCCGGGTTCACGTACCGGGTGCAGGAGCAGCCGGACGGAATCGCCGGAGCGCTCGCCAAGGCGGAGGGCTACGTCGACGGCCTGTTCCCCGTAGTCCTCGGCGACAACTACTTCGCGGCCGACTTCGTCATGCCGGACCGGCCGTCGATCTACACGACGCCCACCGAGCGCCCGTCGGCGTTCGGGATCTACGAGCCCGGCGCAGGCCGGATCGTGGAGAAGCCGAAGGATCCGGTGTCGGATCTCGCGGTGACCGGGCTGTACGTGTACGACGACCGGGTCTTCGACACCATCCGCGGCCTGGTCCCGTCGGCGCGCGGCGAGTTGGAGATCACGGACGTCAACAACTGGTACCTGTCGCACGGCCTGATGGACGTGCACACGGTGCCGGGAGTGTGGTCGGACATGGGGACACCCGACTCCCTGCTCCGGGCCGCACTCCACGCGCAGGCGGCCAACGCGTGAACCTTTACCGCGCGGCCGTCATCCCCACCCGGGACCGGCACGACATGCTCGACGACTGCATCAACTCCGTCATCGACCAAGTCGACCGGGTCGTCGTCGTCGACAACCTGTCGAACCCGCCGATCGACCCCGAGCCGTGGCACGGCAAGGTCGGCGTGTTGCCGCGGCCGATCGACCCGCCGAACATCAGCGCGTTGTGGAACGCAGGCATCGCTTTGGCGAACTCGATCGCATACGCCAAGCAGGTGGACCGGTGGGACATCGCCGTCCTCAACTCCGACGTCATCGTCCCGCCCGGCTGGATCGAGACGCTGTCCACCGCCATGCGGTCGACCACCGCGGTCCTCGCCTACCCGGACCAGCACGGCGGCCAGCAACGGATCCTCCACACCAAAGCCGAACCGATCGACCTGCGGCAGCGCATCACCGGCTACGCGTTCATGCTCCGCGGCGAGCACGGCCTGCGATTCGACGAAGACCTGGCCTGGTGGTACGGCGACGACTCGGCGGACTGGACCGCCCGCGAACAAGGCGGCGCCCTCCTCGTCCCCGGCATCCCCGTCGAACACCGCGCCCCCAACGTGTCCACCCACGAACGCCCCGAACTGCTGGAACAAACCGGCCGCGACCGCGCCACCTTCCAACAGAAATGGGGCCGCACCCCATGGTGAACAGGAGTACGAGCATGCGCATCGCAGTCACTGGCGGGTCCGGCTTCATCGGCCAAGCCACCATCGCGGCGGCCGAGAACGCCGGCCACACCGCCTGGTCGTTCGACCGCGCGCACGGCAATGACATCCTCGGCAGCCTCGACGCCCTCGACGGCGCGGACACGGTCATCCACCTGGCCGGCATGCTCGGCACGTCGGAACTCTTCGACGACGCCGAGGCTGCGGTGGAGGCGAACGTGGTCGGCGCGCTGCGGATCCTGCGCTGGTGCGAGCGGCACGACGCCTCGTACGTGGGGATCACGATGCCGCCGGTCTTCCCCAGCGTGTACACGGCGACGAAGGTGTGCGCGGACCGGCTGGCGACGGCCTGGCATGAGGCGTACGGGGTGCCGGTCAGTCACGTGCGGGCGTTCAACGCGTACGGGCCCGGCCAGAAGTGGGGTCCCGGGCATCCGCAGAAGATCGTGCCGACGTTCGCGCGCGCTGCGTGGGAGGGCAAGCCGCTGCCGGTGTGGGGTGACGGCGGGCAGACCATGGACCTGGTGCACGCGGACGACGTCGGCCGGATGCTCGTCGATGCGGCGGCGCACGGTGACGACGTCACCTTCGACGCCGGGACGGGGCAGGCGGTCACGGTGAATGAGCTGGCCGAGTTCGTGCTGGAGCAGACGGGTTCGACGGCGGGGGTGGAGCATCTGCCGATGCGGACGGGTGAACGCCCGACGCGGATCGTCGCGGCTGGTGACGGCTGGGAGCGGCTGGACTGGAAGCCTGAGTTCAACTGGTCGCGTGTGGCGCAGGTCGTGGAGTGGTATCGGTCACCGGCATGAGCGATGTAGCGATCCTGACGGCGATCTATGACGGGTACGACGAGCTGAAGCCGGTCCTGCCGCAGGCTGGCGTCGACGTGGAGTGGGTGTGCGTCACGGACGGCGCGCCACTCCCGGACGCCGAGGCGGCGCGCGGCTGGTCGATGGTGTGTGATCCGCGTCCGGGGGTGCATCCGAATCGGGCGGCGAAGCATCCGAAGTACGAGCCGTGGAAGTACACGGACGCGCCCGTCAGCCTGTGGGTGGATGCGTCGTTCCGGGTGGTGTCGGAGACGTTCGCGGTGGAGGCGACGGCGGGGCTGACGGACGAGGAGCCGATCGCGCAGTTCGTGCATCCGTGGCGGGACTGTCTGTTCGCGGAGGCCAAGGAGTCCGTAGGGCTGGCGAAGTATGCGGGTGAGCCGACGTTGGAGCAGGCCGAGTCGTACCGGCAGGCCGGGCATCCGGAGGGCTGGGGGCTGTGGGCGACGGGGGTGATTGCGCGCCGTCACACTGAGGCGGTGCGGCGGATGGGCTGGCTGTGGCTGGCGGAGACGTACCGGTGGTCGTTTCAGGATCAGATCTCGCAGCCGTTCGCGCTGCGGGAGAAGGGGCTGCGCCCGACGGCGTTCCCCGGGTCGCATCTGGCCACGCCGTGGCTGGCTTACGAAGGAAGCGGAAGGCACTGATGAACGAGCAGACACCGAGCGTGGGTAGGATCGTCCACTACGTCTCGCATGGGACCCCGGTCCGGGAGGACGGCACGCAGGCGTACGCGGCGAAGTGCCGGGCCGCGATCGTCACCGAGGTCGACGGGGTCAAGCCGTTCTGGGTGGGCCTCGCTGTCCTCAACCCGACGGGCCAGTTCTTCCACTCCCTGGACAGCGGCGGCTGCATGGCCGACTTCACCGAGAACCAGGGCGGCTCCTGGCACTGGCCGGAGCGTGTGTGATGGCGAGCATCGAGATCGGCGGCGGCCACCTGGTCCAGCCCGGCTGGATCAACCTGGACCCCCGGCACGGATCCGGCGAGTGGAAGCGGGAAGCCCAGGACACACCCTGGCCGACCGGAGACCACACCGTGGACGCGATGCGGGCCAGCCACGTCATGGAGCACATCCCCGCCGGTCAGCCGCGCATTGACGTGATGAACGAGGCGCACCGCGTCCTCAAGCCCGGCGGCGTGTTCGAGATCCGGGTACCCAACGCGTCGCAGGGCTGGCACGCGTACGCCGACCCCACCCACGTCAGCTTCTGGATCATCGAGTCGTTCCACTACTTCGACGGAACGAAGGCCGCGCATGCGGACTACGGCATCCGCCTATGGACCACGCGCGAGCTGCTGATCCAAGGCGACAACGAGATCCTCTGGAAGGGGACGCCACGGTGAGCGCTCGTGACGCTCTCGTGTCTGCGCTGTGGGACAACTACACCGCAGCCCAGAAGAACGCGTTCATCGACGCCTTCGCGCACGAACTCGCGGAGAAGCAGCGGGCGGAGCAGGCGCGGTGCGAGACGGAGCAGCGGAGCAGCTTTGGCCACCTGGACCACGAGTGCGAAATGCAGGGCGGAGCTGTGCGTCATATGGCCGACTTCATCGATCCACTGAAGGGCGCGACGTGAAGCCGGGGGTGACGGTGGTGACCCCTTTCCACGACCAGCGGCGCACCAACGGCATGCTCGAACGCGCCGCCGCCTCCGTCCGCGCACAGACCGTCCCCGTCGAACACATCCTCGCCGAAGACATCCACCACATGGGTGCCGCCATCACCCGCGCCCACGGCCTCGCCCTCGTGGAGACGGAGTGGGTTGCGTTCCTCGACAGCGACGACGAGATGGACCCCGACCACATCGAGCAACTCCTCGCCTGCGCCGAGCAGACGGGCGCTGACTACGTGTACCCGTGGTTCCGGGTGCGCGGCGGCACCGACCCGTTCCCCATGTTCTTCGGGAAGCCCTTCGACCCCGCCTGCCCGAACTCCACCACCATCACGATCCTCGTCCGCACCGAGCTGGCCAAGACGGTCGGGTTCGTCCGCGACCCGGCGACACAGGCAAGCGGCGAAGACTTCCTGTTCACCAAGGGCTGCATCGCCACCGGGGCGAAGATCGTGCACCTGCCGCGCCGGAGCTGGACCTGGCATCACCATGGCGGGGGCAACACCAGCGGCCTCCCCACCCGAGGCGACGCCCGCCGCCGCTGACTTCCGGAACCCGCCAGCCGCAACACGCCCGACAATCCGGCCATGACCACCGAGGACAGGGCCCACGTCGCACAGCGCGCAGCCGCCGCGCTCGACGCCCTCCTCGCACCACGCTGGACACCGTTGCCCCACCAGATCCCACCACCAGGCAACTGGGGAGGCTGGGTACTTTTGGGAGGCCGAGGCAGCGGCAAGACGGACGCCTGCGCCGCCTACATCGACGCCCACATCAACGGCCCACCCTGCATCCCCGGCCCCGTCCCACACTGGATCGGCATCATCGCCCCCACCCTCGGCGACGCCGCCACCTCCTGCTACGCCGGCCCATCCGGGATCCGCGCACACAGCCCCGGCGCGAAACTCGTCAACGGCCCCGGCGGCCTCACCGTCCGCTGGCCCAACGGCTCCGAAGCGAAACTCTTCGGCGCCCACAGCCCCGAAGACGTCGAACGCCTCCGCTCCGGCGGTAACCGATGCGCCGTCTGGGGAGAGGAACTGGCAGCGTGGCGGCATCTAGACGACGCATGGGACCACATGCGCTTCGGCCTGCGGACCGGGCCGCGCCCGCACTGGATCGCGTCCACCACACCGAAGCCGAAGCCGCTCATCAAGCGCCTGGCGGCCGGTGAGGAGCGCAACGTCGTGCTGACCACGGCCACGACGTACGACAACCCGCACCTTGAACAGCACATCCGCGACCAGCTGGAGGAGACGTACGGCGGCACGCAGCTCGGCCAGCAGGAGCTTCTCGGCCTCATCATGGACCAGGACGAGAACGCCCTCTGGACTCGGGCAATGCTCGACGCTTCCCGGGTGCGGCCGGCGGACGTGCCCGACTTGGCGCGGATCGCGGTCGGCGTCGACCCGTCCGGTGGTGCCGGCGAGCAGGGCATCGTTGTGGTGGGTAAGTCGGGGCTCATCACGCCGCTGCGCCTGGTGTCGGACGACGGTACGGTGCCGGGCCCGGTGCGGCCGGAGCATCACGGGTATGTCCTCGATGACCGGACGTGCAAGCTTCCGCCGGATGGCTGGGGGCGGCGGGCGGTGCAGGCGGCGATCGACTGGGGCGCCGATGAAATCGTGTGTGAGGTCAACTTCGGAGGGGCCATGGCCGTGGCCACGATTCGTACGGCGGCCGATGCGTTGGGCGTGAACATCCCCATCCGTACCGTCACCGCTACCCGGGGCAAGGCGGTGCGTGCGCAGCCGGTTGCCGCACTCACCGCGCAGGGGCGTTGGCATATGGCCGGCGTGTTCCCCGAGTTGGAGGAGCAGCTCGTCACTTGGTATCCGGAGATCGGCTGGTCACCGGATCGACTCGACGGGATGGTATGGCCGGCGTGGCACTTGAAGTTGGTGCGTACGACGGCGGGTGGTCTGGGTTCGTTGGGTGGGGATCTGGCCAGAAAGCAGATTGTTGGCGGGCGGCTACGGTGACGGGCATGAATCCGTGGTTGTTCCTGGTCCTGCTGCCCGCGATGGCGTTGACGACATACCGGTTGACCCGGTTGGTCGTGGCTGACACCTTCCCTCCGGCGTTGTGGCTGCGGGACCGTCTCGTCGGCGGCTGGCGTCCCCTCACCTCGAAGGAGTCGGAGAGTCACCCGCTTCCGGTCATGGAGGAGGGGCAGTCGGCCACCGTGGCACGGCTCGGCGGTTTGACGGTGATCGACGGTCAGATGAACCGGTATGTGGAGCGGGCTCGTTGGGTGCCGCACTGGTTGGCGGATCTGTTGTCGTGCCCGTTCTGCGCTTCGGGGTGGATCGGTGCGGGGGTGGTAGCGGGTGCGTGGTTTGCCCCTGCTGGCGCGTCGGTGCCGGTGCTGTGCTGGTTCTCGGCGTGGGCGATCGGCGGACTGATCGCGGCGCAGGACTGGGCGTAAGTGGGCGCGTAGCATCGTGGGTGCAGGAGAGCGGGCCCGGTCGCTTTCTCGGAGACCGGGCTCGGTGGATGGGTGGCTGAGGGCCGTTCGCGGTGGGCATCGCGGGCGGCCCTCACTCATGCCCGGAATGATCTTCACTGTGCCGCTCCTACCCTCCCTCGCAGACGGCGAGCAGGGAGCGAGCGCACATGGCCTGGTGGCATGCATTCAGTCGACGCGGCACCCCCACGCCCAAACCGCACACGCCCACACAACCCAACGCACTCACCTCCGCCGCAGCCCCCGTCACCAGCCCCCGCACCGAACTCATCCGCAACACCGACGGCTGGCAAGAAGAAGCCTGGGGCTACCACGAGACGCTGGGCGAATTCCGGTACGCCGTCGACTGGGAAGCGAAGATGCTCTCCCGCGTCCGACTCTTCGCCGCCAAACTCGAACCCGGCGCCGACGAACCCGTACGCGCCGACGCCGGAACCGCCGTCGACCTCCTCACCAACATGGCCGGAGGCGTCGCCGGACAAGCCGTCATCATGGACGGCCTCGGCACCCAGCTGTCCGTACCCGGCGAGGGCTACGTCATCGTCGAAAACGTGAACGGCGTGGAGCGGTGGTCGGTGCGCTCCATCGACGAAGTCCGCGTCGCACGCGGCCGGTACGAGGTGACCGACGAGAACGCCGTCAACGGCGCCAACATCTGGCGCCCCCTCGCACCCGACTCACTGAATCCGCTGCGCGTGTGGCGCCCGAACAAGCGCTACCACCACATCGCCGACAGCCCGGCCCGCGCGGCCCGCTCCACCATGCGCGAGCTGGAGCTCGTGAACCGGCACATCATCGCCCAGTACCTGTCGCGGCTCGCGTCGGCCGGGGTGGTGCTCTTCCCCGAGGAGATCACGTTCCCCGTTCGCGAGGAGTTCGCGGACGCCCCTGACCCGTTCATGGCCGAGTGGATCGAGATCGCATCCGAAGCCATCCGGACACCCGGTACAGCGGCAGGGATTGTCCCGCTCCCGATGAAGCTCCCGGGCGAGTGGATCGACAAGGTGAAGCACGTCGACTTCACCCTGAAGATCGACGAGAAGATCATCGAGAAGCGCGAGTCCGCCATCAAACGGCTCGCCTCCCAGCTGAACATCCCCGCCGAAATCCTCCTCGGCATGGGCGACGTTAATCATTGGGGGGCATGGCAACTGGAGGAGGGCGCCCTCAAAACCAACATCGCCCCCGAAGCCGAGCTGATCGCGCAGGCGCTTACCACCGGCTACCTCCAGCCCCGGCTCCGGGCGTCCGGCGTCGAGGACTGGGCGAGCTGGGTCGTCTGGTACGACATGTCGGAACTCACCCTCCGCCCCGACCGCTCCGACGACGCCATCGCCCTCTACGACCGGCTCGAACTCAACGGCACCGCACTGCGCCGCGAGACCGGCTTCGACGAGGCCGACAAGCCGACCAACGAGGAACTCAAGGAACAAGCCCTCAAGGTCATCATCCACACGCTGCCGTCCGGCGCCGGATCCGCCCTCACCGAACTCATCGGCGAACAGGTCACCATCGCCGCGACCGCGCCCATCGCCCCGGGCAAACAACCGGCGCCGGAGCCCCCACCGGAAGAGCGCACGCCACCCGATCCCGAAGCCGCCCGCGCAGTGACGGCACAGGCCCGCGAAGACCGCATGGTCCGACAGTCCCGCGAACTACACGCCGTCAGGTTCACGGTCGGCCGGGCGCCGGATCTGCTGCACCCGGCCGGCTGTACGCAGCACGCCTACAGCTGCCCGTTCACGCATGCCGTGGTGAAGCTCGACGCGCTGCCGCGCCCGGGGACGTCCGGGACGTACGAGGTGCGGCTCGACACATTCGGCCGTCTGGCGATCGGCCGGCTTGCCCCGCATCTGGATACGAGCGGGTTCCTGTCCACCTCTCCTCGGAGTTCCAATGGGTTCGCTCACAGCCGCGGCTGATGGCTCGCACATGTCTGGCGCGATGATCGCGTTGATGCCGACCGTGGAGGATGCGGCCCGGTTGGCGATCGAGGGCGGCGAGGCCGCGGATCAGCTGCACCTGACGCTGCGGTACCTCGGTGACGGCGCCAACTTCGACGAGGCCGCGCGTACCGCGATCGTCGACTCGGTGCGGATGCTGACGGAGGGCATGCCGCCGATCGTGTCGAAGATCTTCGGTGCGGCGCACTGGAACGGGGGCGGTGACGAGCCGTCGTGGGTGTGGTCCGTCGGCGACGATCCGGAGCGCGGCCCGTCGCTGGAGGCGGCGCACGGTATGGCGGAGGAGGCGCTACTGATGGCGCCCATGGATGTGGAAATTCCGGAGCCGCACACGCCGTTTGCCGCGCATATCTGTGCCGCGTACTCCGACGAGCTGGACCTCATCATCCCCATGGAGGAGCGGCTCGGCCCGGTCACTTTCGACCGAGTTCGGGTGGCGTTCGCCGGGGACCACACCGACACCCCCCTTGGTGGGCCCGTCACGGCCGCAGCCGGGCCGCTGCGCCGTCGGCCCACCGAGTTGGAGCTCGCCTCCCGCGTCGACTTCGCGCAGATGGACAAGGCGTGGCATGAGGCCGTTGACGGCACGGTGGAGGCGTGGGCCAGCGTGCAGGAGGCGATGCGCGCCGAGGTCACCGCCAGCATCCAAGCCGCAGCTGAGGCCGACGACCTGGACCGGCTCGACGGCCTCGCCGTGGACACCGAGGACGGTTCCCGGCTCCTGATCGCCCGCATGATCGCCTACGCGCGGGAGGCAGGCGACGCACAGCAAGCTGAGGCCGAAGCCCAGGGCGTCACCGTCCCGGAGTGGTCGCTGGACGACGAGGCGCTCACTGCGGCTGCGATCCGTGACCGGCTGCGGCAGGTCGGCCGTACTGTCGCGCGTGGCCTCGGGGTGGGACTGGTGCAGTCCGCGGTCCGGCAGGCGATGCGCGTGTGGGGCTCCGGTACGGCGCAGCAGGTGGCCGCGCAGGTGGATGAGCACCTTGCCGGGCTGTCGGGTGCGGCAGCTGAGGAGCAGGTCGGTGGGGCGATGAGCGTCGCGCAGAACGAGGGGCGCCTCGCGGTGCTCGCGGTCGCGCCGCCCGCCACGTACACAGCTTCGGAAATCTTGGACAAATCATCATGTAAGCCATGTCGTGACATCGACGGCACCGAGTACGACACCCTCACCGCGGCCCGCACCGCATACCCGTCCGGCGGCTACACGGGCTGCCTCGGCGGCTCGCGCTGCCGGGGCGCGTTGGTCACCGTGTGGCCGCAGGGCAGTGAGCAAGCCGCCGCCGGAATGATCTTGGCTGCGAGTGCGTCCACAATGCCGCCGACAAACCACGAAGGAGGCGGCGCCGTGCCGTACCGCATCGAGCAGGAGCACCCGGACTGCGGTGCCGACAAGCCGTACGCCGTGGTGAAAGAAGCCGACGGCGAGCTGATGGGCTGCCACGACAGCGAGGCCGCAGCCATGGAGCAGCAGGCCGCCCTGTACGCCGAGGAAGGCGACGACAAGCCCGCAGACGACGGCGACGACATGGACTATGCGGGCAAGACCGCCCCCTGGCGCGGTCCCCTCGCCATCGAAGGGCAAGTCACCGGCGACGGCCGCGAGTTCGCCCCCGACGCGCTCACCTGGGCCGAACTTCCCGTGCCGCTGCGATGGAACAAGGAAGACTCCCACGGCGGCGACCCGAAGACCGTAGCCGTCAACGTCGGCCGCATCGACAGCATCTGGCGCGACGGCAGCCTCATCATGGGCGAAGGCGTCCTCGACCTCTCCGACGACGACGGACGCAAGGTCCACGGCAAGATCCTCGGCAAGTTCCTCCGCGGCGTCAGCATCGACGCCGACTCCATCGCCGACGCCGACGTCGAATTCGTGTGGCCCGAAGACGCCAACGAGGGCACCGGAGACGGCGACGAGGGCGACCTGCTGGAGATGCTCTTCGCGCAGCCGGAGAAGATGATTTTCCACGGCGGACGCATCCGGGCCGCAACTCTCGTCGACATCCCCGCGTTCGCCGAGGCGTACATCGCACTCCTTGATGAGCAGGGGGCGGTGGTGGCCGGCGGCCAGCCGATCGGCGCCGAAGCGCTCCAGGCGCTGGCAGTGCAGGATCTGGGTGCGGTCGGCACCCACGACACGGCCACCTCCGACGGGCCGTGGGACGTGGGCGTGAACGAGAAGCGCATCGACGGGCCGCTCACGCTGGCCAAGGCGCGGGCCGCATACGGCTGGTACGACGGCGGCGCGGTCGAGGACGGCGAACTGGCGAAGTCCGCGGCGAAGTTCCTCCACCACGAGATCAACGCCGACGGCACCGTGGGCCCGGCGAACTTGACCGCCTGCTCCTCTTCGATCGGTGCCTTGCACGGCGCCCGTGGTGGTACGTCCATTCCGGAGGCGGACCGGCGTGGCGTGTACGACCACGTTGCGGCGCATCTGCGGGACGCCGGGCGTGAGCCGGAGCCGTTCCGTTCCCTGCGTGCTGTCACCGCTGGCGCACCGGCCTCGCATCCGGCGATGACCGGCCTGTGGAAGCCGCCCGCCGAGTGGTTCAGTAACCCGGAGCTGCCGTTCTACTGCGGGATCGTTGTCACCGACCAGGGGCGCCTGTACGGGCATGCGGCACCGTGGGGGGCCTGCCACATCGGGTTCGACGGCGAGTGCGTCACTGTCCCGCGGGAGAACGAGCACTCGCACTACATGACCGGTGAGACGGTCTGTGACGACGGCTCGCGGGTGGCGGTCGGCCAGGTCACTGTCGGAACAGGGCATGCTCCGCTGCATTTTGGGGCGCAGCCTGCGGCGGAGCACTACGACAACACGGGCAGTGCGGTCGCTGATGTGGCGGTCGGCAACGACAAGCACGGCATCTGGATCGCGGGTGCGATCCGGCCGAACGCGGATCCGCTGAGCGTGTACGAGCTGCGGGCGTCGGGGCGGGTGTCGGGTGACTGGCGGCGGATCGGCGGCCAGTTGCGGATGGTGGGGATGCTCGGCGTGAATGTGGCTGGGTTCCTGGAGGAGGCGAAGATGCGGACGCTGGTTTCTGCCGGGCGCCCGCAGGCGCTTGTGGCGGCTGGTGTTCCGAAGCAGCGGTGGGCGATGTCGAAGGACGAGTCGGAGCGTCAGGCGATGCGGATCGTGATGCGCATGCTGTCCCGCCGCGTACACCCGGGGAGGTGAGAGCGAATGTGCAGTTGCAATAAGAGGCGTCGTCCGGCACCCCCGCCGCCGCCCCCTCCAAGTCTCTGACCTTTAGTTATGCGGTCCGGCCAACCTAATTGGACGTTGGCCGGACTGTGTGCTATGCGCTAGCCTTCGCAAACAAAGGGCGCCAAACCGCAAGGCGCACACCCCTTCACAGCGGAGGACTCAGTGCCCGAGGAACTCTTCAGCGCCCCGTCCGACCTCACCCTCGTCAGCGACAGCGACCTCGCCGAACTCGAAACACGCGGCGCAGCAGAGTTCGCCCGCATCGAACAGAACGACGTCGACCCCCAGTCCCTCGCCTACGCGACGACTCTCGCCGACGACCTCGACGCCATCCGCGCCGAACTCAAGGTCCGCGAAGTCCGCGCCCAGGCGAACTCCGACCTCCAGCGCACCCGCGTCGGCGAGAAGCTCGCCGCACTCAGGGAACGCGTCAACGGCACCGACGGCCAGGGTGCGGCCAGCACCCAGACCGCAGCCCCCGTCGACACAGACGCCATCGCCGCCGCCGCCGCACAGGGCGTCGCCGCCGAGTTCGTCAAGATCTTCACCAGCGGGCGAGGCGGCAACGGCCTCGGCGCCGTCGCCAAGCGCGCCACCGCCTCCCTCGCCGAGACCGCGCAGCACGCGCCCGCGCCGAAGGTCCCCAACGCCAAGCTCGCCGTCACCGCCTCCGTGGACATCCCCGGCGTCGCCCACGGCGGGGAACTCCCCACCCTGCGCGCCCTCGCCGACGTCGTGTCCCGCAAGGCGAAGTCCATGCCGGTCACGCAGAACAACCCCAACCACCAGCTCGTCGCCAGCATTCGCAACGACTTCGGGCACACCATCGACGACCGCACCAGCCCGGCGCAGGTCCGCGACCTCATCGACTTCCTCACCGGCCCCGACAAGCAGCAGGCGCTGGTGGCCGGCGGCGGATGGTGCGCCCCCTCCGAGATCCGCTACGACTTCTTCAACATCGCCTGCGAAGACGGCATGATCGACCTCCCCACGTTCGGCGTGAGCAGGGGCGGCATCCAGTTCCCCGTCTCCCCGAGCCTCGCCGACGCCCTCGGCGGCGGCACCGCCTTCGCCGAATTCGCCGCCACCCTCTCCAACACCTCAACGCCGTTCCTGTGGACCGAAGCCGACGACATCGCCGCCGCCACCGGCTCCCCGACGAAGCCGTGCATCCGCGTGCCCTGCCCGGACTTCGACGAAGAGCGCCTGGAGTGCTACGGCTACTGCCTCACCGCGGGCAACTTGACCGACGACGCCTACCCCGAGGCCACGCAGCACATGCTGCAACTCCTCATGTCGGCGCACTCGCACGTCATCAACGCCCGCCTCATCGCGCTGATGCTGCTTGGCTCCAGCGCCACCACCACCATCGGCGGCCAGACCGACGACTCCGCCGCACCCCGCATCTACAACGCGGTCGGCATGGCGGCCACCGACTACCGCGCCAGGTTCGGTATGTGCATCGACGACGTCCTCGAAGTCGTCCTGCCGTACTGGGTCCGCGAAGTCATCCGCGCCGACCTCGCATGGAAGGCGGGCGTCGAACTGCCTGCCGTCTCCAACGCGGAGGTCGACTCGTACTTCGTGGCCCGCAACGTGCGCGTCCAGTGGGTCAACGACTGGCAGGTCCGCGGAGCGAGCCAGTTCGGCAACGCCACCCCCATGACCGCATGGCCGACCACCGTGGACTTCCTCATCTACGCGGCCGGCACGTTCATCCACGGCAACGGCCTCTCTCTCGACCTCGGCGTGATCCGCGACTCGGTTCTCAACGAGACCAACGACCACACCGCCGCCTGGTCCGAGGAATGCCACCTTGTCGCCCGCGTCGGCCACGAGTCCCGCCGCTACACCGTGCCGTTCAACGTCAAGGGCAGCACCGGCGCGATCCTCGGCGACGAAGCCCGCGTCTGATCCCGACCGGTGTACGAGCGAGCAGGAAAGAGGTGAGCGACGATGGCCGGAGCACGCCAGATCATCGCACCGCCGACGTTCACCGCCCTGCCGTACGGGCTGTGGGACTCGATTCAGCACCCGGCGCCTCCGCCGCACTGGCAGCAGGGTGTCACCTGGATCGAGCACTGCCCCACCGCGGACACGACGTACGACGAATGCCTCGCCGTCACCGGCACCGGCGGCGCACCGCCCGAACCGCCGGCCAAGACCGGCAACGTCGAGCAGACGTTCCGGGGCGCTACCCCGTTCACGGTGTACGCCGAGTTCGAATGCTCCCCGGTGGGCGTGGCCGAGGCAGGTTCGGTTGCCGGGGATGCGCTGGCCCGGGTGGAGCAGCAGCAGGTGGAGACGGCGTTCTGGACGGGCACCGCCGGCGGCCAGCCGGTGGTGTTCCCGCACCTGGCGGCGGACACCGAGGTGCTGGACTCGCAGGACATTGTGCTTCAGCCCGTCGCGTCCCCGGCGGTGACGGGCGCCGATGTGGCGCACGCGCTCGGCGAACTGGAGCAGGACCTCGCCGCCTGCTACGCCGGACAGGGCCTCATCCACGTACCCCGCATCGCTTTGCCGACTCTCGCCGCGGCCTACCTGGTTGTCGAGCGGGATGGGCGGCTGTACACCCCGGCCGGTAATCAGATCGTGGTCGGCGGCGGCTACACCGGCAGCGGCCCCGACGGTGCTGCCCCGGCCGCCGGAACGACGTGGATTTACGCGACCGGTGCCGCGTTCGGCTACCGCGGTGACGTGTTCCTCACGGAGCTCCGTGACTCGCTGGACCGGTCCGCGAACACCATCCGCATGATCGCCGAGCGCACCTACGTGCTCGGCCACGAGTGCTGCCTGCTGGCTGCGCACATCGTCCTGGGCGTGCCCACCGAGTAGGAGAAGAACACCATGGCTGCTACTTCTACGTGCGCAACCCCCATCAAGGGCACGCACCTGCGGATCATCGCTCTTGACGCCTGCGGCGTACCGGTCACCGGCGATTCTGGGCTGGTCGCCGTAACGTCCGGGTTCGTACAGGTCGAGATGGAACCCGACTACGAGGACGGTGAGGAGTTCTTCGAGCGCACCGCCAGCGGCGCGGCATGCGTGAACCAGAAAGACGACCCCACCCTCAAGCGCATGGGCCTGACCGTGCAGATGTGTGAGGTCAACGTCTCCGCGATCTCCTACATCATCAGCGCACGCGAACTGACGACCGGTACGCCGACGACAGGCACCGGCTTCGCGGTCGCCGAGGGCAACCCGACGAACCGGTTCAGCATGGAGGTGTGGCAGGAGGTCGCCGGGTCCGGGGCGTGCGACGCGTCGGGGAATCAGCGGTACATCTACCACGCGTGGCCGAACGTGGGTGCCACCCAGATCGGCTCGTACACCATCGAGAACGGCCGCTCCACGTTCGAGTTCACCTCGGAAACCCGCGGCGCTTCGGCAACGTGGGACACGCTCGTCGGCGAGGACTTCCTCCCGGCCGGGGAGAGCGTCGACATCGACGAGCATTGGGTGTGGAACGTGACCACGGCCACGCCGCCCACAGTGGCGTGTGACCCGACCACGCTCGCCGCATAACCCAGCAGCGGAGCACTGATGGCGCTCGCCCAGTACACGGACACGTTCTGGTTCCCCACGGGTGCCATCGCCGCGAACATTGCGGCAAGGGTGTTCCCGAAGGCCTCCAGTGCCCTGGCCACCCTGTGGGCGGACGCGGCCGGAACCATCCCGCTGGCCAACCCGACCACCACCAGCGGGGCCGGAGTGCTGTCGTTCTGGGCGGAGTCCGGCGAGTACTGGGTCCACCTGGACTCTGAAACCTTCGGCGTCACGGTCGGCATGTCACAGGAGCAGGCCGACCTGTCCACCGGGATTGCGTCCGGCGGAGAGATCAACGCCAGCGCAGTGCCGTCCTCCGTGGACGTCACCGCAGTGGACGGCTACATCGTCAACTACCTCGCCGGTACTCAGGCCGAGCCGGTCATCACCCGCGTGAAGACTGCCGCGCAGACTGTCGCTTTGGATGCTGCGGCGTTGCTGCGGACGACGACGTGGTGGCTGCTGGACTCCACCGGGGCTGTGATCCAGCAAGCGGCCAAGCCCGATGCGGTGCAGCGGCGCACGCACATCATGCTGGGCGTGACTGCGCAGGTCGGCGGAGTCGTCGTCGTTGACCAGTCTCTCCCTGTGATCCTCGCCGGGCAGGCGAACCAGGTAGTCGACCTGATGGAGTCGCTGGGCCCGTTCAACATCTCCGGGAACCTGATCTCAGCCAACGGCGCCAACCTGACGATCAACCACAGTTCCGGGACCGTGTTCAGCCGGGCCTTCGGCTATTTCATCTCCGGCGTCCTGACCAACAGCCCACACATCGTCACCACGCAGGCGCAGACTCCGGCCGACTTCATCTATGTCACCCAGACCACCATTGTCGCCGGAGCTTTGACCAACCTCGTTGACGTGGCCAGCTACGACAATAGCGGCGTGATCACTGCGATCGGTGGCGGCGCAAACCGGTCCAGCGTGCACCGCGTCTACCTATTCCCCAACAACGATCCGCAGCGTCAGCTGATCATTCAGTACGGGCAAGCGCCGTATACCAGCCTCGACGAAGCTGTCGCCAACGTGAACGTCGAAGCATTCACCGAAAACCCGTCCTTCATCCAGGGCGGCGGCATCCTGATCGCGTTCATCGCAGCCACCCGGACAGCGACCGACCTATCCGATCCGGACCAGGCGAAAATCCTGGGGGCTGCGAGGTTCGGCGCGGGCGCGGTCGGGCAAGAGGCGCTGGCCGGGTTCGCCATGCTGTCGGGCGCCGCGTTCACGGGCGCGGTATCAGTCAACGACGCAGACCTTTCGGTCCTCGACACCGGAGTGAAGGGATACCGGTTCCGCCAGGGTGGATCCGCCCTGGACCTGGAGGCGTCGGGCGCTGACCTCCTGTTGTCGAACTGGTCCGGCACCGCCTTCAACGGCACGCAGTACTCGCACAGCCGGTATTCCTCCGGGGCCCTGGCACAGCAGCAGGCCGGGCTGGTGGAGTTCGTCGACGCCCTGTACGGCACGGTCCGACACACCCTCAACGGGGTCGCCAACACGGCCGGGTTCTTTGGAGTGGCGCCAGTCTCCCGTCCGGTCGTGACCGGTTCGCGGGGCGGCAATGCGGCGCTCGCGTCGCTGCTTACCGGCCTTGACTCGCTCGGCCTGGTCGACGACCAGACCACCGCCTAGGGGACCCCACCATGCCGGTCATCAATCCAACTCCTCAGACCACGCCGGGTGGTGCCGGCGACATCACCGGGCCGTGCGCAGACTGGCCCGTCACCTGGACCTGCGACCTCGACACACTGAACCCGGCCGTGACCGGGATCGCCGTCTCTATGGCCACGGAGACTCTGTGGGCGTTGACGGGTATGCGGTTCGGTGTCTGCCAGGTGACGCTCCGCCCGTGCGCCCGCGACTGCCAGACCGGTTCGTTCTACGACGACTTCGGGCCGCCGTGGGCGTCGGGCTCCTATCCGCAGCCCGCGCTGATCGGGGGGCTTTGGTACAACCTGACGTGCGGTTCCTGCGCGGGCGACTGTTCGTGCACCGAAGTGTCTGAGGTGCGGCTGCCGGCCCCGGTGAACACGATCGTCGAGGTGCTGATCGACGGCACGCCGATGGTGTCGGGCGCGTACCGCATCGACAACAACCGGCTGTTGGTGCGCACAGACGGGCAGCGCTGGCCGCGCTGCAATGACTTGAACCTGGACGACACCGAAGTGGGTACCTGGTCGGTGACGGCGACGTACGGGGAGTCGCTGCCGGAGGGCGCGTCGCTGGCGGTGGGCCAGTTGGCGTGCGAGATCGCGAAGGCTGCGGATGGCGGGGACTGCAAGTTGCCGGCCGGATTGCAGCAGCTCGTACGCCAGGGGGTGACGATCTCGTATCCGGATGTGGGTGAGCTGTTCCGGCAGGGGCGGACGGGCCTGTATCTGGTGGACATGTTCGTGGCGACGTGGAATCCGTACGGGCTGAGACAACGCTCGCGGGTGTACAGCGTGGACCGGCCGACGGTACGTAGAGCGGGGACCTGACATGCCGATGATCTCTGGCGAGCTGAAGTGGTACACCGTTGCCTCACGCCTGGAGCAGGCGATCTACGCCGAACTCACCGTCGCCCCCGACCGGCACGGTGTCGTCCCCGGGGCGATCGCCTGGGACGCCTGCGACTGCGGTCTCCTCGCCGTGTCCGTCGGCCAGATCTACCCGACCGAGCAGTTCCCCAACCCGGCGCAAGCCCGCGTCGGCAACGGCTGCGACGCGCCATGGGAAGCCGCCGAGATCATCATGCAGGTGGTGCGGTGCACCCCCACCCACGACGACCAAGGCAACCCGCCCACCACAGCCGCACTCGACACGTCCGCCCGCGAGATCCTGACCGACGCGCATCAGATGATGCGCGCCGTCTCCACCACCCTGTGCCAGATGAACAGGGACCGCGAGATCTCCGACTTCGTCATGCGCGCCAACGCCCCGCAGGGCCCGTCCGGTGCGTGCGGCGGCAACGAACTGCGCGCCGTCGTCTCCCTCCCACGGAACTGAGGACGCTCATGTTCACGGTGTCGACTAGCTTCAACCTCGACCGGACTCGCATCGAACGCATGCTGCGCCTGCCCGGCGGCCTGGTCTACCGCAACATGGAACGCCGCGTCCGCCGCGTCGAAGCCGAAGCCATCCGCCGAGCGCCCGGCCGCATGGGACGTGACATCCGCGCACAGATCCAGCGCGGCCCCGGCGGCGACTTCCGAGGAGTCATCAACGTCCGTCACCCCGCAGCCATCTATGTCACCGGGGGAACGCGCCCGCATCAGATCCGTCCGCGCAGGCCAGGCGGCGTTTTGCGGTTCACGGTGAACGGACAGGTCGTGTACGCGCGGCTCGTCAACCATCCCGGTACGAAACCCAACGACTTCCTACGGCAGGCGTTGCGCGCTGCCCTGTAACGCTCCGGAATGATCATGCGCGGGCGGTACCTACCGTCCACCCCATGACCGACATCGCCGCCACCCCAACACCCATCATGGACTTCACCGAGGAACACCAGCGCGTCCTCTTCCGCATCGACGACGACGTCTTCGAAGCCGCACGCGCCCTCCCCGGGAAAACCCTCGCCCGCTTCGCATCCCGCTTCGCCAACGTGGAGAAAGCCGGCCACGAGGAGCAGATCAACGCGATTGGCGACGCCCTCGGCCTAGTCCTCCTGCCCGACTCCAACGCCCGCTTCCAGAAACGGCTGGAAGACCTCGAAAACCCCATCGGCCTGGAGCAGGCCGGACGCATCATCGAGTGGCTTATGGAGCAGTACGGCCACCGCCCTACCGAGCCGTCCTCGGACTCGTCCACTGGGCCAGCCAGCCCGGTATCTGGCACGAGCTCGACGGACGCGCAGCCGCAGCCGGTATCGATCCCGGCGACCTTCCAGCCGACCGCTTCCTGAACCTCATCTACGCCGAAATGCTTCAGCGCCTGCATGTCCGCGAGGGACAGACACCGGATGCCGCCCGCAAGCGGTTCGACGGGCAGCTCGACGTGCGCGCGTGGGTGACACCCGGCACCGAAGCCAAGGAAACCGTGGCCCGGGACCCGAAGGCCCCGTGGTGGTGGGACAACGCTGAAGACGCCAGCCAGCCCTTCATGGCTATGGCCCGCGCAAGGGGAATGATCGAATGAGCAGCCCCGCCGGAGACGGCCTCGTCGGTGACGCCAGCATTCGCGTCGACGCCAACACCGACCCGGCGGTCCTCGCCCTGGCCCGTTTCTCACGCGACGCCCAAGGCCGCATCCGTGACGTCCGCGGCCGGTTCGTGGCCGACGGCACGATCATCAACCGGTCGCTCATCAGCGCAGCCGGAGGAGGCGACCGCTTCGGCGGATCACTGCGTTCCCTGGCATCCGTCGCGGGCAGCGTAGGCGGGATCCTCGGCAAAGTCGGCCTGACCCTCGGCAAAGTTGGTGCCGCCGCCGGTACCGCGGCCCCGCTCCTCGCGGGCATCGTGACCACGTTGCAGAACGTCGCCCCCGCCGGCGCGGTCGCGGTTACCGGAATGCTCGCCGTCACCCAGGCATCGGCTGCTATCAAGCTCGGCATGGTCGGCGTGGAGGAAGCCGTCAGCTCGGCCTTCGACACCAGCGAGGAAGGCGCGAAAAAGTTCGACGAGGCGCTGAAGAAGCTCGCACCGAACGCCCGCGCCTTCGCCCTCCAGGTCCGCACTCTGGCTCCGGCGTTCCGCGAATTTCAGCAGGGCGTACAGAACAAGCTGTTCACCGGACTCAGCCAGGAACTCGGACGGCTCTCCACGTCCGTGCTCCCCGTCCTGCGCAAGAACATCAACGACACGGCCACCACCCTCAACCGCATGGCGCTCGGCGCCACCGGAGCGGCCCGCTCACTCGCCACCAGCGGCACCCTCGGCAAGGCGATGGCCGGCGCGAACCAGGGTCTGGCGAACCTACAGAAGACCCCTGGGCAGGTCGTCACGGCACTGGGGCAGCTCGCGGCTGCGGGTGCGCCGGCGTTCGACCGCTTGACGGGTGCGGTAGCCGACGTTGCGACGAAGATCAGTGACCGGCTCAGCGGGGCGTTCAAATCCGGCGCGTTGGAGGACGCCGTCAATACGGCGGTCGATCTGCTGAAGGATCTCGGCACGGTCGTCAGCAATGTGTTCGGGGCGCTCGGCAATATCCTGGCCCCGGTCCAGGCGGCTGGAGGCGGTCTCGTCGGCACCCTCGTGGAGATCACTGGGGCGTTGAAGGACGCGACGGGGACGCAAGCATTCCAGTCCGCGATCGGATCCCTCGCGGGCGTCATGGGCACCCTCGCGCGCACCGTCGGCCCGCTGCTGGGGCAGGTCCTGTCTACGATCGCCCCGATCTTCATCGAACTCGGCCCTCCCGTCGAGCGGCTCATCACGGCCCTCGGCGCGGGACTGTCCCCGATCATCACCGGACTGCGCCCAGTCCTGGCCGCGGCCGCTGACGCGCTCGGTGTTCTCATCGACGCCGTCTCCCCCCTCCTGCCCATCGTCGGCAACCTCATCGCGTCGCTGCTGCCGCCACTGGTGCCGCTACTGCTGTCCATTGGCGACGTGTTCGCGCAGGCCGCCCCGATCGTGAAGCTGGTAGCCGACGTCCTGGCCAGGGCACTCGCGCCGATCTTCGCCCAGCTCCCGGCGATCATCACACCGGTGGCGAACCTGTTGACCATGCTCGCCGGGACCCTCTTCCCGGTCCTCGCCCAAGTTGTCCTCGCGATCGCCCCGTCACTCACACGCATCGGCCAGTCATTCGGGCAGCTCCTCGCCGCCGTCGCACCGTTGCTGACGATCCTGGGCGAACTCATTGGCGGCGTTCTCGTGGCCCTGTTGCCGCTCCTCACGCCGATCATCGACATGGTGGCGCAGCTCGCCGCCGTGTTCGCCGACCAGCTCGCGAATGCCCTCAACAACGTGGTCATCCCTGCGGTGCAGTTGGTGACAGCACTGTTGCAGGGTGACGCGTCGGCTGCATGGCAGGCCTTCAAGGACCTCCTCGGTGGAATCGTCCGCTACCTGATCGATTCGTTCAAGAACTTCGGCCGCGTCATCGGGATCGTCCTCAGCACCCTCCTCGACGTGGTGAAGCAGCTACCCGGCAAGATTTTTGCCGCACTCAGTGTTCTCTTCGGTGGCCTCTTCCAGATCGGCAAGGTCGCCTGGGACCGCTTCAAGCAGGTTGCCATCGCGGGCGGCCTCGCAGTGATCACCTTCGCCCGATCCCTGCCCGGACGTGTACGCAGCGCACTCACCAGCCTCGGCGGCCTCCTCGCCACCTTGGCAAGCGGCGCCCTGAACCGCTTCAACTCCGCCGTACGCACCGGCGCAGACAAAGCCATCGCCTTCGCCCGCGGCATCCCCGGCAAGATCCGCAGCGGCTTCGGCGCCGTCGGCGGTTTCCTGGCCAGCGCAGGCCGCGACCTCATCCGAGGAATGATCAACGGCGTCAAGGACATGGCCGGAAGCCTCATCTCCGCAGCCAAGGACGTAGTCGGCGGAGCCATCGACGGAGCCAAGAGCCTGCTGGGGATCAGCTCTCCGTCGAAGGTATTCGCCGAGATCGGACGCGACACCGGGCGCGGCTTCATCAACGGCCTCACCGGAACCCGCGACCAGATCAACCGCACCGCCACCACGATCGCGGCCAGCATCACCAAAGCATTCCGCGGACAAGCCACCCGCACCGACGACCGCCTCGTCACCCTCGTCCAGCAGGGCAACCGGCGCTTGCAGACCCTGGCCCGCGAACGCGACCGGATCGCCCAGCAGGTCGCCGCCGCCCAAAAGTTCGCGGGCGACCTGACACAGCGCGCCAGCACCTCCTTCTCTCTGTCGTCCCTGGCCGGACAGGAAGGCCTCAGCGCGGGCACGATCGAAGCTGGCCTGCGGCGCGGGAACAAGGCGATCCGGGACTTCGCGAAAAATATCCGCGCACTCCAGGCCAAGGGCTTGTCGAAAGGCCTGCTGCGGCAGTTGCTGGAGCTGGGGCCGGAGCAGGGTGGGGCGCTCGCGCAGACCTTGGCAGATCAGGGCAAGGACTACATCAAGCGGATCAACTCGTTGCAGGGCAGCGTCACGCGGTCCAGTACGGCGCTCGGCAAGCTCGGCGCGGATGCCCTGTTCGATGCGGGCAAGGAGGCCGGCCGGGGTTTCCTGACGGGGTTGCGGGCGCAGCAGAAGCAGATCGAGCAGCTGATGCTGTCGATCGCGAAGGGCATGCAGAAGGCGATCCGGAAAGCTTTGGGTATCAAGTCCCCGAGCACGGTGATGGCGGAGGTGGGCCGGCAGTCGACGCTCGGTCTCGCACTCGGCCTGAAGGACCGGCTACCTCAGGTGCAGCAAGCGGTGGCCGCCTTGTCGAGCAGCGTCGCCGGGACAGCAGGGAACCTGCGCGCCGGCGCGCCCGCCCTCACCGGGGTCGGGGCGCTCCCGGTCGGCGCCTCGCGTACGGGCACCGGAGGAGCGACGGTGGTCAACTACAACTACAACCTGAACCTGACCAACCGCGGCGTGATCAGCAGCAAGCAGGAATTCCGCGACTACCTCATTCGCGAACTCGACACCCTGCGCCGCCTCAACAAACTTCCCACCGCCAAAAGGGGAGGCTGACCCGTGCCCTGCTCCACCACCACCACCTACGAGATGGCCGTCGACTGGCAGAACGACGGCACCTTCACCGGCCCGCACGACGACGTCACCGACGATGTCCTCGACAGCGGCGTCACCGTCACCTACGGCCGCGAGCAGGGACGCCAACTGTCCCCGGGCGCCGTGGGCGGCACGGAGATGATCCTGTGCAACGCGAGTCGCCTCTACTCCCCGGAAAGCCCCGACAGTCCTATCGCGGCAGACATCGGGCCTGCCCGCCCTGTCCGCTTCCAGGTCACCCAGGACAGCACCACCTACCCGCTCTTCACCGGCCGCGTCGACGACTTCACCCTCCGCGCTGACTACACCAACCGCTCCGCGGACATCAGCGCCCTCGACGGACTCGCCCTCCTCCAAGGCCTCGACATCACCACCGAAATCCTCACCGCACCTCGCACCGGGCAGATCATCGACCGTATCCTCGACGCCGTCGGCTGGACCGCCGCCCGCGACCTCGACCCCGGCGCCACCCACCCCCGCTACTGGTGGGCCGACAGCGAAGACGCCTTCGACGCATTGCAGGCCGTGGTGCGGTCGGAGGGCCCGCCGGCCATCGCCTATGTGGCACCGGACGGCACGTTCACGTACCGGGACCGGCACCACCGGCTGCTGCATGCGGCTTCAGTGACATCGCAGGCCACGTACTCGTCAGGCGCTTTGGGCGAGTGCTGTACGACGTTCGGATATGGCACGGGCGGCTACGGTGAGTGTGGCTATGGAGGTGGCACCTGATGACGTTCACGCCGATCGCATTCGGAACGCAGAGCTGGCATACGCCGCTCAATGCCGCGTTGCAGGACTTGCAGGACCAGATCAATGACTGGCAGATCATCAATGTCGTCGAGTTCGGAGCGGCCGGGGATGGTACGACGGATGACACGACGGCTATCCAGGCGGCACTTGACGCCGCGTACACAGACTCCGCTACCGTCCCGCAGGGCCGTACGGTGTACCTTCCCGCAGGCACGTTCCGCATATCGGCGCCACTGACCATTCCGCCGTACGTGACCCTGCGGGGCCCATACGCCATGCGCGGGACCAACATCCAGAAGAGCATCATCAAACCGATGTCCACGTTCAGCGGCACAGCGGTTCTCACCATGGTCAGCGCCGCGTCGGGCGGCTACCTCACCCGGTCTGAAGGACAGCGGTTCGTCGATATCACCATTGACGGTGACGTACTGCCGGGTACAACCACAGGCATCCTGGCCACGGGCGACGTACACGGTGTGGTCATGCACAATGTCAGCATTGACGCGGTGACCGACCGGGGCGTTCAGACTGTCACTGACGGCTCGGGCAATCCGTTCTCCTGGTATCTGAACAACGTCCAGGTTTCCACCGCAACCCTAGACGGATTCCGCCTCGCGAGCGCAACCGACAGTACCCTCATCGACTGCCGCGCCATCGGATGCGGCCGGCACGGATATTACGTCAGTGCTATGGCCAACTCCATCTTCACCGACTGCCGGTCCGAATTCTCTGGTCAGCAGGGCTGGAATATCGCCGACAGTTGGGGTACCGGCACCGGGTCCGGCGGAGCCGTATGGAATGGCTGCACCACCGACCGCAGCGAACGCAACGGCTTCCTGATCACCGCGACCGGCTCCGCCACCCTCCAGTTCAACGGCATCGTCTGCCGCCGTGATGGCCGCAACGCCAATGGCGGTGGTGGCGGATACGCTGGATTCGCCGCCAGTTCTGCTACCGCCCCAGTCCAGGTTGACGGCCTCGTCGTCTACCCCGGCGTGGACGATGACGGAACCGGAACCAACTCGCCGCAGATCGGATTTATCTCCACCGGTTCCACCTGGGTCAGCCTGGGATCCGGATATCTCCACGCTCAGACCACGGCGTTCACCGACGGTGGCACCAACACCTTCCTGCAGCGCGGCCCCGGCGTGGGCCTGGCCACCGGTTCAACGACGGCACCCACCCGGTCCGCCACAGAGCCCTGGAACTTCGCGGGACCTGTCACCGTGACCCAGGGGGGTTATCTGGCGAGCCGTGGCGCTTCCACCAACGCAGCCCTGGAAGCTCAAGTCACTGGTGACTCTGTGACGCGGTGGAATGTTCAAGCCAGCGGTGACACATCCTGGGGTTCCGGCTCAGCGACCCGGGACATCACGCTGGGTCGGAGCGCCGCGAACACGCTGTCCCTGACTACCGCCAATCTTCGCATCGCCACAGCGGGCCGGGGACTCCAGGTCGCCGAGGGTGCCAACGCGAAGATGGGGACAGCCGTCCTGGTGGCAGGCACAGTCACGGTCGCCACGACTGCGGTGACGGCCAACTCCCGCATCTACCTCACCTCCCAGGTGGACGGCGGCACGCCAGGCTTCCAGCGCGTGTCCGCGCGCGTGGCCGCAACCTCGTTCACCATCACCAGCTCCAACGCCGCCGACACATCGACGGTGGCATGGATGATTGTGGAGCCCGCTTGATGGACTTCGACTACACGGCGCCGTTCGAGTACGAGCACGGCTGGCGCGACATCATCAACTCTGTCGAGCTCGACATCGCCGACCGGATACCGGAATCGGCGCCGTCGGTGGTGTGGGAATACGGCTCCCCGCTAACCCTCACCTCGGGAGAAACCCGTGAGGTGGAGGCCGCGGCTTCGGACCCGTTCATCAACGCCATCGTCCCGGTCGCCGACACCGACTACACCACCGCCGGCGGCACCCTCACGGTGACGCTGACGCGTACGTCGGGGCAGTCCACCGGAGTACGGCTGACAGCGGTGGGGGCGGTCACAGTGAACGGCCTCCAACTGCGCGCCACCTCCCTGCCGGAAGCCAGCACCACGAAGATTTCACAGATGGACCCGGCGTCCGTGTCCACGCACGGACAGCGCACCTACCAGCAGGGCGTCCCCTGGGTGGCGTCCGCCGACGCGCTCGCGGTCGCGCAGCTCGTCATCGCGCACTACTCCACCCGGCGCCCCATCGTCCGTATCCGGGTCGTCTCCTGCGACGACGCGCATTTCGTGCAGGTCGTCACCCGCACGATCTCCGACCGGATCAGGATCGCCAACGGCGAGCTGGGTCTCGATGAGGATTTCTTCATCGAGCAGGTCACCCACACCGTCGACCGAATGAACCCGGAACGGCCGCCCGTGCACGCGGTGGTCCTCGGTTGTGAGCGCGTCCTGGTGGCGGCCACGACGACGCCGTTCACGTTCGACCTTGCCGCGCACGGTTTCGACGACGGGTTCTTCGGCGGCATCGGAGTGGATGACCCGGACACGGTGTTCATCTTCGACGACCCGGTTCGGGGCCAGTTCGATCTCGGAGTGTTCGGCACCTGACTCCGGAACGATCATGTCCGGGGGGTGCCTACCGTCCCCTCCATGGCCCAACTCCTGACAGCCGCAGCCCGCGCACGGGCCAGAGTCAACCACGGCAGGTGGATCGCCGACTGCCCGCGCCCCTACTGCGCCAACGCCGTCAAACTCGGCCCCCGCCAGGGCACATTCCACTGCGCGGGCGAAGGCGGCTGCCAGATGATCGCCGAGATTGAATGGCCCGGCGACGCCGACGGCATCTGGCAGGCACTGCTGGAGCGCCCGGTGCCCACCACCAGGAACTGGTACCCGCCCGAGCATGACGAGGCGGTGCGCCTCGGAATCCCCCACGGGCAGACACCGGCCGACCTGCGCGCGGAACACCGCGAGCACGATGAAGCCGCCGGGCTGGTGGGGTAGCCGTGGCCTGGACCGCACCCATGACAGCCGTCGCAAATAGCATTTTCACCGCTGCGCAGTTCAATCAGCACGTCCGCGACAACCTGAACGAAACCGCGCCCGCCAAAGCCGTCAACGCAGGCGGCTACTTCGTCACCACCGGCGTCAACGCCATCGCCGAACGCACCGTCGCCTTCGACTTCGTCAACGCGAGCGAGTCGACCGGATCAACATCGTTCACCGACCTCGCCACCCCCGGACCAGCAGTCACCGCAACGACCGGACCGATGGCACTCGTCATCGTGTACGGCCTCGTCTCCATCGACACCGCAGGCGTCAGCGCAGTAATGAGCTACGACGTCACCGGCGCCACCTCCGTCGCCGCATCCGACACCAGGTCCGTCAGCTACCAGCCGCCCAGCGTGGCCGCCGCCCGCTCCCTGCGCGCCTCCGCCATGACCGTGCAGGACGCCCTCACTCCGGGCTCGAACACATTCACCGCGAAATACCGGGTGACTGGCGGAGCAGGCAACTTCAACAACCGCCGCATCGCGGTCCTCCCCCTCTAGGAGCAGCAGCGATGGCGTGGACCGCACCCATGACGGCCATCAGCGGCAGCGTGTTCACCGCCGCCCAGTTCAACACTTTCGTGCGCGACAACCTCAACGAGACGGCACCCGCGAAGGCCACGACCGAGGGCCGGTACTTCGTCGCCGGCGGCCCGAACAGCATCAGCGAACGCGCCTGGGACACGGACATCATCAACACCATCGAGTCCACCAACTCGACCTCGTACACGGACCTGACCACTACCGGACCGTCTGTCACCCTCACCACCGGCACCAGCGCCTTCGTGTTCGTCACCGCCCAACTCGTGTGCGACACCTCCGGCCAGACCGCCCGCACCACCTTCGCTGTCTCCGGGGCGACGACCCGTGCGGAGCTGGACTCCGAGGCCCTGCTGAATCTGCGGGTAGCCACCGGCAACGACCAGCGGTCCAGCGTCCTGTCCGGCGTCGGCGGCCTCACTCCGGGCAGCAACACGTTCACGATGAAGTACCGCACTTCCGGCGCATCCATCAGCACCTTCGGCAACCGGCGCATCCTCGTCATGGCGTTCTGAAAGGCAGCCCCACCCATGTCCGTCCCCTACCTCGCGAACACCGGCGGCTACACCGCCTACCGCATCCCCGTCCTCACGGTGGCACCGGACGGCTCGCTGCTGGCGTTCGCCGAGGGACGCAAGAACAGCACGAGCGACTTCGGCGAGATCGACATCGTGTGCCGCCGCTCCACCGACGGCGGTGCGACGTGGGGACCGCAGTCGGTCGTCACCAGCCACGGAGCGAACACGGCAGGCAACCCGGCTGTGGTCACCGACCCGGTATCCGGGGACCTCATCCTCCTGTCGTGCGGCAACGTCGGCGACACCGACGAGGTCGAGGTCATGAAGGGCCTGGCGACCCGGCAGGTGTACGTGCAGCGCAGCACGGACAGCGGCGCCACCTGGACGACGCCCGTCGACATCACCACGCAGGTGAAGGCGTCGTGGATGCGCTGGTACGCCACCGGTCCGGGCCGCGGCGTCGCCGTCACTGGGGGCGCGCACGTCGGACGCCTGGTGATCCCTGCGAACCACTCCCGCACGCCAGCCGCAGGCAGCCCCGATACGGGTGCGGAGTCCAAGTATCTGGGCGCGCACGGCCTGGTGAGCGATGACGGCGGCCACACCTGGAGCATCACGTGGACGAGCTCTAACCCGACAGGCGGCCTCAACGAGAACGAGACCGCCGTCGCCGAACTCGCGGACGGCCGCCTGTACTTCAACGCCCGGGACCAGAACGGCACCGTTGCGGGCACCCGCGCCGACACCTGGTCGGCGGACGGCGGCACGACGGTACAGTCCGCATTCCTGGTGCAGGGGACGATCACCACACCGGTCGTCCACGGCAGCCTGTTGCAGGTGCCGGGCGGGCCGCTGCTGTATGCGGGGCCGGAGCATCCTGACGGCCGGGTCGCGATGGCGATCCGCCGATCCGACGACGGCGGCCGTACCTGGTGGACGTGCCGCCGGATCTCGGGGCTGCATGCCGCGTACTCGTCGATGGCGATGCTCGACGCCAGCACGGTGGGCCTGCTGTACGAGACCGGGGACTGGACGCCTTACGACCGCATCGAGTTCGTTGCGGTGCCGGTCGCCGAACTCTGACGGCTGCAGCCCCGCCGCCTCGCGCCATCCGGCCGGGGCATCTCACGCCCTGGAGGAACTCATGGATTTCGGTGAAGCGCTCAGCGCACTCAAGGACGGAGCCCGCGTGACCCGGGCCGGATGGAACGGTCAGGGCATGTTCGTGGTGCACCAGAAGGGCTATCCGGACGGCATCCCGATCAACGCCAACACGGCCGAAGCGACGGGCATCCCGCAGGGAACGGTGTGCCGGTTCCGGCCGTACCTGATGATGAAGACGGTGGACGACGAGTTCGTCCCCTGGGTCATCAGTCAGACCGACGCGCTCGCCGAGGACTGGGAGCGCGTCTGATGGCCACACCGCTGTCCGCTGACCGGATGCTCGCCGCCCTGCGCGCCGAGGGCCTGACGGTGCGCGAGCACGCCGGGTGGAGAACGCATAGCCGGGACGACGAGACGGGCAAAACGTTCGGCCCCGTGATCGGCGTACTCATCCACCACACGGCCGGGCACGACGACCGCGAGCTGTGCTTCAACGGCCGCCCAGATCTGCCGGGCCCGCTGAGCCACGGCTGGCTGGGGAAGACGGACGGGCTGTGGCTGCTCGGCAACGGGCGCACCAACCACGCCGGGTCCGTCGATCTGGACGTACTGAACGCGCTGCTCGCGGAGACATCCCCGCTGCCGGTGGACGACGAGACCAACGCGGACGGCAACGACTGCCTGTACGGGCTGGAGATCGAGAACCGCGGCAACGGTGCGGACCCATATCCGGCCGGGCAGTACGACGAGGCGGTGCGGTGGGCGGCGGCATTGTGCCGGGTGCACCGCTGGTCGGAGCGGTCGGTGGCCGGGCACAAGGAGGTCCAGCCCGGGAAGGTCGACCCGAGCTTCGACATGAACGGGTTCCGGGCCGCGGTCGCCGCGCGGCTCGCGCACGCCCCCGACTGGAATCCGAACGAGGAGGACGACGTGACTCTGACCGCCGACGAGTTGAAGGACATCGCCAAGGCCGTCTGGGCTCACCGCCTGACGAGCCCGACCGCAGCCGCAGGAACGGACCCCACCCGCGAAGCAGGGACGTTCCTCCGCTGGAGCGACGCCCGGCAGGCCCAGCTCCTCGCCGAGCTGGGCGCCCTGCGCGGCACGGTGCTGGCCCTCGCGGAAGCGGGCGGCCTGGACGCGACAGAAGTACTGGCCGCGGCGGAGGCCGGCGCACGGACCGTGCTGGCCGAACTCGGCGACGCACTCACCGGAGGGAACTGACCCATGAAGATCTCGAAGTACTGGAAGGCCGTCGTCGCCGCGCTCGCGGCCGGGGCCGGAGCTGTGACCACGGCAGCGCAGGACGGCCAGATCACCGGCGAGGAGTGGTGGACCGTCGGCATGGCCGTCCTCGTCGCCCTCGGCTTCACGTGGGCCGTACCGAACAAGCCGTCGGCCGGAGAGGACCCGCAGGCATGAGCAGTCCCTTGGACGGACGGATCCGCTCCATCGCCCGCGAGGAAGCCACCGCTCTCCTCGGCGTCCCCGGCGGGGTGCAGTCGGTGGCCGGTTCGGCGCCGACTGCGGAGCAGCTGCAAGAGCAGATCACCTACCTGCACGAACACCTGCACCTGGCGGCTACCAAGCTCAGCAACGCGGAGGAGCGCATCCGTGCGCTGGAGAAGGCGGCCGGGCATGCGGAGTCGGAGGAGCGGCCGACGGCACGGCGGACGCCCCGCAAGACGGATAGGGGTGCACCCGCTCCGGAATGATCTACGCCGGGCGGCTCTTACCGTCCGGCCCGTGAAGACCCTCGTGTACCCGTCAGATTCCTTCGGCTGCGGCTCGTTCAGGGCGATCTGGCCTGGCGGACTCCTCGCTGCCGCCGGGCATGACGTGGAGGTGGTGCGCCAGAAGGACCGGCGCGTCCGCCTCGTGATGGAAGGCAACGCGGTCAAGGACGTCCTCGTCGACGCCGACGTCGTCGTACTCCAGCGGGTCACGCACGCCTATATGGCGCAGGCTGTCGGTGTGATGCGGGCGAAGGGCGTCACGGTGGTTGTCGACGTGGATGATGATCTGTCGTCGATTCATCCGTCGAATCCGGCGTGGGCTGTGCACCGGCCGGGCGCCGGGCTGCATTCGTGGCACAACCTGGCGCTCGCCTGCCGGGAGGCGTCGCTGGTGACGGTGTCGACCCCGGCGCTGCTGGACGTGTACGCCCGTCACGGGCGCGGGCATGTGCTGCCGAACTATCTGCCGGACCAGTACTACGGGCTGCCGCGTACGGACTCCGACGTGATCGGCTGGCCGGGCTCAATCCACTCGCATCCGAATGATCCGGAGGTGGTGGGCGGGGCGGTCGCCCGGCTCGTAGATGAGGGCGCCGAATTCGTGATGCGCGGTGACTCGACGGGCGCCGGGCGGGCGTTCGGGCTGGCTGCGGATCCGGCGGGTGGCGGGGTGCCGATCGAGGAGTGGCCGCAGTCGGTGGCCTCGTTGGGGATCGGGATTGCCCCGCTTGCGGACACGAAGTTCAACAGGTCGAAATCGCATTTGAAGCCGCTGGAGATGTCAGCCTGCGGTGTGCCGTGGGTGGCGTCGCCGCGTGCGGAGTACCGGCGGCTGCATGTGATGGGTGCGGGTGTTCTCGCTGACCGGCCGCGTACGTGGTATCGGGAGTTGAAGCGGCTGCGGGAGTCGGCTGCGCTGCGGGCGGAGTTGTCGGAGGCGGGGCGTGCGGTGGCCGAGCAGCTCCGGCTACGGGATCACGCCTGGCGTTGGGCCGATGCCTGGCAGCGGGCGTACGAGATGCAGCAGGCTACGCCGCGCACGGCGGTCCCGGCGTAGCCAACGCAGGGCTACTACTGGTCGGCGATCGACACGCCAGAGAGGAAGTTGCCCTGCGGGATGACGCCGTCCGGGACCTCCAGGGTGAGGCGGACTTCGGAGCCGTCCGGAGAAACCTCAGCGTCTACGATCTTGCAGTTGTCGATCCGCTGCCCGTCTGCCTTCAGCGGGACCGTCTTGCCGATCTGACTGTCGAAGCAGCCGGGCGCGAACTGGCTGTGGGCCGGGGCCTGCTGAGCGATCTGCACAGTTTCCATTGCTGACTCTCCCGTTGATGAATGGCCTGTCGGGTACGACTATGCCGCACTCGCCGGTAGCGGTGTGGCCGCAATCGGTTCCTCGCGCACGTCACGGATCCACGAGATTCCACACGCGATGCACAGTTCGTGCGGGTCGTCGTACACGAGGGACGTGGCCAGACACAGCGGGCACTTCGCCCGCGTCCGCACCCGCTTCAACTGCCCCCGCTGATACGTGGTCGTGCCACCCCAGTAGCCCTCCGCACCGTGGAGCATCGCCCACGCCAGGCACTTCGTACGGACCGGGCAGGTGCGGCACCACTGCTGCGCGATGTTGACGCCTTCGTCGGTCTCCTTGTCGGGCACGAAGTCGAAGCCGCTACTGACGCAGGGAGCGCCCGCCTGCCACTCGGTTCCTTCGGCGCTGACCGGGGTGAGGATCTTCTTCTCGATCACAGCTTCCCCGTCCATGCGGGATCTCCGCGCCCGGACCGTGTGCAGGCTGGGCAGATGCCGCGCCAAAGACCCGGCCTGTCTGGGTCGGGAATCGCGGAAGGCTTCCCGTCACGGTCCTTCCACTCATGGCCGCCGGTGAATCTGCCGCACAACGTGCACGGCAGCCAGAAGTATCCGAACGCGCCTGCGTACCAGCGGTGCAGGAACCGGGGCAGCACACTGATCTTCACGGCTCGCTCCTCAGGGGCACGGGGTGCCGTCGTTGACGGACCACACGATCACGCCGCGCTCCTCGTCGAGGCACCGCTCGACCCGGCCAGCCCGGCGCAGGCGTCCGAGGGCGAGGGCGACGAGGTCGGTGGTGAGGCCGGTCTGCTCGGCGAGCTGGCCGCGCGAGCGTGAGCCCTGGGCGAGGAGTTCGTAAAGCTGTTCGTCGCGGGCGATGGTTTCTGGGGAGCGGGGGCGTCCTCTACGGGGTGCGGTCTGCTGCATGATCTGCTCACATTCATTTCGGCGAGCGACTGAATACCATTATGCAGAAGGGTGCAAGTCAGCCGTGGCCGGAATGTGCCAGACAGCCCGCATGTGACACTCCCGTTCGAACGGCCCGCACAACGGGGCCTGCACGACGGAGGACCCCATGGACCTGATCATCTACCTCGGCGGAGGCTCAGCCGCACTCCTCGCCATCGGCGCACTCGCCCGCGGTGTGTGGCGCGTCAACCGGCGCCTCGTCGTCATCGTGAACGCGGTGCGGGAACTGGCGCCGAACGGTGGCCACTCCATCAAGGACACCGTGACGCGCACGGAACGCAAGGTCGATGACACGGCGCGCGAGTTGTGTGAGCTGAAAGAACGGTTCAACGAGCACCTGTCGAGCGAGGCTTGAGCGTCGCCCCTGGCTGTGGTGTTGGATCCGCGCCGCCTCACGTACGCGTGAAGCGAGTTGGCCCGCTCCCCTTCGGGAGGGCGGGCCTCTTCGCTGTATCCGAGCTCATGCCGCGTCGGCGACCGCACTCTCCACCCGTACCGCTGTCGCCCACTCCACCACCAGCCGCTCGTACTCCCGCCGCTCCCCGGGGGACGTCGGCCGGCCGTCGAGCCGCAGCCACAGGGCACGGATCTCGGCATTCACCACGGCAGCAGACCGCACGGAACCACGGGACGGGAAGTCGGGGAGCATGCAGACAACCCTACGACGATCAAAGATCACCCAGATTCAGCCCCCGCGCCTCATCCGCGGCACGCTTCGCTGCTGTCGCCCGCGTATACCGATCGATCATGTCCCGGCGCGACCAGCCCGCGACCGCCATCAGGCCACCCTCCGACCCCCCACGTTGAAGCCACCTCCCGGCCGCCGTGTGCCTCAGAACATGAGGATGGAAACCCTCAAGCCCCGCGATGCCCGCGCGACGCACAAGGCTGTCATAGAGCCCGGAGTAGGCGATGCTCTTCCCCCTGGTCCCGAGCCACAGGTTCGGCGTGGACGCGAGCCTGTGGGGGCGCCTCAAACGCAGGTACCGGTCGACGGCCCGGCAGGTCTGCGGACCGACGGGGACGGTGCGGCCCTTGCCTCCCTTGCCGCGGCGGACGATGGCCACGCCGGCGGCGAGGTCGATGTCGTCGGTGGTCATGGCGACGACTTCGCCGATGCGGGCGCCGGTCTCAATCATGAGGCGGATGATGGCCTCGTCGCGGCGCTCCCAGAAGTCCTTGCCTGCGCAGGCCTTGATGAGGGCCTTGAGCTGATCGTCGGATAGCTCAGGAACAATTTTGCTATCGAGCTTGGGTGGTCTCAGGCCGACGAGCGGGTCTTCGTCGAGTTCGCCTTCTTCTTTGAGCCACGCGGAGAAGCGGCGCATGGACAACTGCCGGGAGCGGGCCGTGGCGGCTTCGGCTCCCTCGTCGAGGAGGTCGGCGATGAAGGCGTTGACGGCGCCTCGGGTGAGGTCAGGCTCTCTTTCGGTGCGGTCGCACCAGGTGATGAACCGTTTGACTCCGTCGGTGTAGGTCTTGATGGTCTGGCCGCTCTTGCGTTCGGCGCGTAGGTGCAGTGCCCAGGATTCGAGCAGGCTGTGCATCTCGGCAGCGTTCACCAGGTCCCCCCTTGATGATCTTTCGAAGTGATATCTCCACTGGATCCGCCATGCTTGGCACAGCAAAGCGCCCCCGACCGAGAATGTAAAGGTCAGGGGCGCTTTCTAGGGGGAAGGTCAGTCAAGATAGTCGCGCACTACGCCCCCTTGAACGCCATGCTTGGGCTGGTGTTTCCTGCTCACCCCGAAAGGCCATGCTATGCAATACCCTCGGTTGAGGAATCCTTCCGCCTACGGGTGGCGGACGCGAGGCCCGTGTCCCTGGGGACAAGAAGTGTGATCGCTTCCAGCGCCGACTCCCTGTCGATCTGCTCGGGGTCGTACGCCGCGTAGAGGCCGCTGCGCCCCGGCCACACGACCACGGGGCGCCCGGCTTCCAAGGCCTGCCGCTCAAGACGAATCTTTCCTCTGGTCACACGTCCCCCTTCTCCCGTCACTGCGAGGCGCCCGCGAGGGGTGCGGCAGGCCTGCGGTGGCGTAAGTGTCCACGAGGTGTGGTGACTTTACGCCGACCGATCAGGGACGGAAAGCGGTTCACCCAGGTGTGTTCAGTCTCCATCTGCCGCCTCGCGCGCACGCTGTTCCTGCACCGCTCTCTCTGAGGCCGCCGTGTCACCTCCTACCGCCGGGGCGTGGATCACGTAGCCGCCGGCTACTTCCGTGGCGACCAGGCCGGTGTACTGGTAGGCGGCAGCGGCTTGGACTCGCTCTTCCGGGAGGCCGATTCCTGCGGCGACGGCGCGGACGAGCTCGGGGTCGATGATGACGCGCTCGCCTTTCGCGACCTTCCATAGCACGCCGAGGCTGGGTTTGTGTCCGCTCACGGGGTCGATCGCTCGCTCTTCGAACTTGCGGTACGTCATGGCGGTGCCGGGGCCAACCCGTGCGGCGACCAGATCGGTGAGGGTTTCGGGCTCGCGTGCCATCGGTGCTCCGTGTCCTGGCGCGTCGGGTCAGGTGGTCGGCGTCACCTGGTGGAGGCCCACTCGCGCTCGCGCGTCATTGTCCACGTTCCGGAACGGCGTCGGGGGCTGGCCTGCGATTCCTGTAGAAGATTGCGCGAAAACGGGGACACGAAAGGTTATGTACGCCGCGCACTGGACATCACGGCAACGCCGTGCTTAGCTGTACATGTTCACGAACGTGGACAGCGGAGGTAGCCACACGTGCCGGACCCGGCTCAAGAACCCATCTACCGCCTCATCGACAGCGACCTCCTCGGACGCCTCATGAGGTACCCGAACAAGGGAGGCACGCGCCACACGGTGCGCAGCCTCGCCGACGCGACCGGCATCAGCAAAAGCAAGATCAGCAACATGCTCAACGGCCGGCAGACCAAGCTCCCCGAGAGCAAAGCAACCGCCACCGCAGTAGCAGTCGGCGTCAACCGCAAGGCCCTTTTCACACCCATCGTGTTCACGTTCACGAACTTGAACACTTCTGAAGAGAGGACGAAATGAACGAGGAAGAGCGAAAGCTCCGGGCCCAGCTCGGCGCCGAAATCAGCTGGGCCAACACCGCAGACCGCACCGCCCGCACCGCCCCCGGCAGTCGCGCCGCCGAGGCCCGCTTCGAGAAGGAAGCACGCGAGCGCCACCCCGACGCCTCCGAGGAGCAGATCGCCCAGGTTGCGGAGCACCTCCGCAAGGCGCACTTCCGCCGCATGGGTCTCGCCTCGGCGACGAAGCGGCGCAGGGCCCGCGAACAGCAGGCCGACACGGCCGCCTGACCAACGAAGCGGGCCCGCCCCGGACGCGCATCCGGAACAGGCCCTGGAACCCACTGCACCACAAACGAAAGAAGTGGATCCCTTGAACGACAGTCTTCCATCCCGGAACACCCTCGCGGTGTTCGACGTATCCGGAGCGGACATCCGCTTCGGCCTGACAGAGGACGGCGCCCCGTACGCCGTGGCCTCCGACTACGCGAAGGCCATGGGCTACGCCAGGACCCAGAGCGCCACCGACCTCTTGGACGAGGGCGAGAAGGGTTACGCCCAGACCGTAACCCCCGGCGGCACCCAGCGCCTGGCCGTCATCTTCGAGGACGGCATGTGGGAGCTCATCTTCCGCAGCACCCTCCCTGGCGCGAAGGCCATCAAGTCTCAGGTGAAGGCCATCCTCCGGGAGATCCGTGAGACCGGCTCGTACTCGGTGGCACCACCGGCGCCGGCGCTTCCGGACATGGCGACGCCGCAGGGCCGGATGGCTGTGGCCCGGATGCTGCTGGAGTCGACGGAACGCGAGCTCGAACTGACCACGCGAGTCGCGGACCTGGAGCCGAAGGCGCTGGCTCACGACACGCTGATGGCTGCGGCCAAGGGCGACGTGCTGGTGCGGCAGGCGGCGAAGGTGCTCGGCTGGAAGGAGCGGGACCTTCGCGGGTTCCTCCTCGACGAGAAGCTGATCTATCGGCGGCAGCAGACGTGCGGGGGCTGGGAGTACGACTTCTACGCCGCGCACGCCGAGCAGTTCAACGCGGTGAAGACCGTGGTGGAGCACACGTGGGGTTCGTGTGCGCACTACACGCTGCACCTGACTCCGCGCGGTCTGGCGTTCGTGCAGATGCGGATCGGCAAGCGTCAGTCGGAGATGCACGCCGCGATCCAGGGCGGTGCCCGATGACCGCTTCCCCGATCGAGTTGCCGGGCCGCTCCGTCCCGGTGCTGTCGCTGCCTGAGGCTCCGCTGCCGGACGTGAAGCCGGCGGATGCGCTGTATCAGCCGCTGCCGTCTGACGCGTACGCGCCGCCGCTGAACATCGCGGTGCGCCTTGCGCGGCAGGACTTGGCGGTGCAGCAGAACGCCAACATCCACGACCACACGGCCATGATCGCGGCTGCCACGGTGCTGGAGATCCGCCTGAGGCAGGTGCTGGACGCACTGGATGCGGACTCCGCGAGGACCGTTCGCCCGCTGGCCGCACGCCAGGGCGGTGCGGCATGAGCGCCCCGCTGTCGATGAACACGAAGGACGGTACGTGCTGGACGCGTCGTGCGGCGACGCGTGGCGGGCTGGCCTTGTACGCGCCGGAGGGCGTGTGCTCCTGCCCGGAGTTTGTGATGGCGACCGAGGCCGAGTTGGCCGAGCTGGGGATTGCCGGGTCGGCGGATGTCCTGCCGATGCCGGTGGGCCCGAAGCCGTCGCCCGCAGCTGGTTCCTACTCGCCTGCTCTGCCGTGGGCCGCGCTCATGGACGGCGAGGACCTGGCGGACTTCCTAGACGAGCTGGCCGACTCCGCCACCGTGAACGCCAGTAGCGAGGTGCGGCTGGCGGAGGTTGAGCGGACGTGTGCGACGTGGCGGCTGATTGCTGAGGCGCAGCACGGGCACAACACGGCGCCGGGCCCGGACGCGGTGACGCAGGTGTTCGCGCCGGTGGCGTCGCTGCGCGAGGACGCGCCGTTGAAGGGCCGGGCCCGGCTTGATGCTTCTGCGGCGGTCGCTGCTGAGGCGACTCACTGGAAGCGGCTCGGCATTGAGGACCCGCACGATTCGCCGCTGCACCAGTCGCACCGGGTTCCGCATGACCTGCCGGTTCCGGATGGCTGCCGTCTGGGTGCGGACGACCTTGACGAGATCAGCCGCGACGTGTGGTTCGGCGGTGGCGCGTGATGACGACCACCGACTCTACGAAGCACCTCCTCGGCTACGGCCGCCGTGACACGGCGACGGGCATGCTGCACGGTCACATCCGCTGGCCTGAGGGGACCGCGCCCACCCCGTTCGGCTGCCGCTGGTGCGGCACCGAGGAGGGCGGGCACGGCCGTCGGTGGATTCCCGGGAAGGGCCTGCACGCCTGGGAGCAGCCGACCGAGCGGCAGATCAAGGCCCGCATGCTGGCCCGTCGCAACGCCCGTAAGGACGCGTGCCGGTGCCCGCTGGACGACGAGTGGCGCCCGTTCGCCCCGGTCTTCGACCCGTACATGTGTGAGGCGTCCGACTGTCACGGCTACCGCTCGGAGGAAGACCCGTTCGGCGGGGGCTCGTACTCGCGGTCGGTGCACACGCCGAGCGCCGAAGTCTTCCGCGTGTGCACGTGCGGCTGGCGGACGACCGTGTGGCACGTGGACGACGGGTCGGCGGAGGAAGAGCTCCACGGCCACGTGACCCGCGAGCACGGCGGCGTCTATCCGGGCCTCGCTGTTGAGGCGGGTGCGTCCCGATGACCGTCCTCGTCTTCTTCTTCGCCGACCTGTCCGCACCCGCCGCCGTCCTCCTGGCGGTTGGTGCGACGGCGACCGTGTCCATTCCGGCGCTGCTCCTCGCGGACGCGCACCGCTCGGATTTCCCCCGCTTGTGGCAGGCGGCCGTGGATGCGCGCCACACCTTCGACCGGGCGCTCATGTCCGGTCTGCGGTGGGCGGATGCCGTGGTCGTGGATGTCCGGCTTGCTCTGCGTGATGCCGCCTTGTCGGGCGCCGCGCTCCTCGCTCTTCTCTTCCCTGCCGCTGGAGGCACCCGATGATCCACTCGAACAAGCCGGACCTGTCCTACGAGATCGGCGCCAACCACCTCCACGGCGTACTCCGCGCCGACCAGATCCGGACGGACACCCTCGTCCAGCTGGTCCACCACTGGCGTGAGCCGAAGGACCGGGACGCGATCCTCGCCGCTCTCGATGAGCTGGCCGACGTCGTCCACTCCGTCCGCCGGGAAGGCGAGCTGGACGCGGCGCTGGAGAACATCGAGGACGTTGCCGGGATGGAGACGGCGCACATCGAGGTCGGCTCGCACGATGTCCGCCGTCTCCTCGCGGAGCTGACGGAGGTGGCGCGGGTTGTCGGCCGGTTCTCGAAGAGTGCGTCGGACATCAAGTACCCGGCGATGCGCGCGACCCGCAAGCACTTCGCCGAGCACCCGCTGCCCGGCCAGCGTCAGGCAGGTGCGGCATGACCGACGCCCGCGCCCGTATCCACGCGATGTTCCCCCTCGACAGGGCTTCCGAGCGGGAACTCGACATCCGGCTCGACGCCTACCGCGCTGAGGTGCTTGTCACTGACGGGCAGGCGTACGACGGGGAACTGGCCATGCTGCGCGGCTTGGTCCGTACCCTCCGCGTCGTCGTGCGCCCCGACGACCCGGATGTGGCTGAGGTGCAACGCCTCCTGATCGAGCACGCCCGCGACGAGACGGCCGCCCGCGCCGAGGAGAAGGCCACCGCTTCGGCGGCGACGGCCACTCCCGACTTCTTCCAGGCGGGCCACACCTACCGCCGCGACGAGGACGGCACTCTCACCCACCCCTTCGTATGGGTCTTCGAAGTCCGCTCCATCGAGACCCACCCCGACGGCACCCGGTACGCCTTCGGATTCCTCACCAGCAAGGGCGGCGGGAACTCGCTGGTGCCGCACTCCGAGTGGGAGAAGTCATGGCCTGACGGCTGGGCTTCGTCCGGCTGGACCGACATCACCGAGGGCGGCACCCATGACTGACGTCGAGCGCACCCGCCGCCGTGAACTCCTCGCCGAGATCCGACGCATCGGCGGCCACATCACCACCGGTGAGGCGCACCGCTTCTACCGCGCCACCGGCTACGGCCCGTGCCGCACCACCGCCCGCCGAGACCTCGCCTACTGGGCCCGGCGCGGACTCCTCACCCAGCGCGGCCCGGACGAGAAGCGCGCCTTCACCATCAACTACGCGAAGGACAACGCCCGATGACCGAGGCCACCAACCCCACCAGCAGGCTCACCGACCAGCAGCTGAAGGTGCTGTTCTCCGAGCTGCACAACTCCCGCGTAGGGCAGAACCAGAAGGGTTTCTCCCACGTCCAGCAGTGGGACGTACGCCGCTTCCTGATCCGCGTGTTCGGGTTCGGCGGCTACGACACCGAGCTGCTCTCGATCGACTGCGTCAAGGAAATCGAGATCAAGAACGGCGACCGCTCGCGGTGGACAGTGGTCTACCGCGTCCACCAGCGGCTCACCGTGAAGGACATCGCGGGCCGGCCGATCGCCACCTTCGACGGTGTCGCCACCGGCGACTCGCAGAATCAGCCCTCCCTCGGCGACGCCCACGACGGTGCCGTGAAGGAGGCCGACTCGCAGTCGCTGAAGCGCGCGGCCGTGAACCTCGGTGATGCCTTCGGGCTCAGCCTCTACAACGGCGGCAAGACCAGCCCGGTCGTCCTGTGGTCGGTCGCGCACCCACACCTCACCATCAGGGGCCCGGTCGCCGGGCAGGACGAGGCCAAGCCGGAGGACCCGCCCGTCGAGGGCGAGCCAGACGCCAAGCCGGATACCCCCGCGCCGGACCCGACGCCCCCGGCTGCCGCGTCCGCCCCGCCGCAGGAGCAGAAGCCGCCCGCGCCGGCCGCCGTGCCGGACCCGCCGCAGCAGCAGCGCCCCGGCGCCATGCCCGCCGCCGTCACCGACGCCGAGCGACAGTCCGCCCTCGAATCCATGTGGGCCGCCGCGCGCGACGCGCAGTTCGAGGCTGGTCTGCCCGCGCAGTTCGTCGGCTCCTTCGGCCACCCCATCGAGGAGGGGACCGCCTCCGAGTTCCGCCAGGCCGCCTCGCTCATGCGCGGCTCGGCCGCCGCCTGACCGCCGCACGACTTGGGCCGCCCCGCAGTCGGGGCGGCCCGCCCCAAGGAGTAGCACATGAGCCTCAAGGACGCCGCGGAACGAGCCGCGGTCCTCGACACCCTGCACAAGGCCATCGGCGAGGAGCTGAAGGCCGCCAAGCGGGATCTGGAAGCCGGGCTGCGCGCCGCGAAGGCGGAGACCGGCACCCAGAAGGTCGCCATCAGTCTCGACGGCCGGCAGGACATCGGCACCGCCAGCCTTGTCCAGCCCGCCGCCGTCGCGACCGTCACTGAGCCGGAGAAGTTCAAGGCGTGGGTGCTGGAGCACTTCGCCGGCGAGATCAAGCGGGAGTTCGTCACGTCGGTGCAGCCCGCGTTCCAGAAGAAGCTTCTCGATCAGGTTGGTGCGGCCGGGGTGGCGCAGTGGGCTGATCCGGAGACCGGCGAGATCCACGCTGTGCCTGGTGTTGAGATGCAGGGCCGGGCGGCGTATACGCGGATGACGGTGCCGGATGCCGGGAAGCAGGCGATCGCGGCAGCGTGGCAGTCGGGCGCTCTCTCGCACGTGGTGCTCCCGCAGCTCGGCGGGGGTGGTGCCGAATGACCCCGCGCATCGTCCCCGCTGGCGAGCGATACGGCCGCCTCGTCGTCACCGTCCAGCGCAACCCCTGCGAGCCCCGCGTGCAGTGCCGCTGCGACTGCGGCAAGGAGCACTCCCTCCTGCTCGGGCAGTGGGGCAAGTCGAAGTCTTGCGGATGTCTGAGGTCCGAGATCCTCCTCGCCCGCCACACCCGGCACGGCATGGCCGGCACCCGCATCTACGACATCTGGACGCAGATGGTCCAGCGCTGCCACAACTCCCGGAACGCGCGCTACGCCGACTACGGCGGCCGCGGCATCCGGGTGTGCGATCAGTGGCGGGACTTCGCGAACTTCTACGCCGATATGGGCGAGCGCCCGGCGGGACGCTCGCTGGACCGCATCAACAACGATCTCGGCTACTCGCCGGACAACTGCCGCTGGGCCACCACCACTGAACAGCGGCACAACCGCCGCGACACCGCAAAGGCGGCGACCAAGTGAAGTACCTGGACTCCCGGCGCCTTGCGTGGGACTTCGAGACCACCTCGACGGACCCGACCGAGGCGCGCATTGTCACCGCCGCCCTCGTCGGCCGCGGCGGCGCATCCCCGGAAAACGTGCAGACGTGGACCATCAACCCCGGCGTACCGATCCCGCCGGAGACCACAGCTATCCATGGCATTGACGACGCGAAGGCGCAGGCTGAGGGCGTCGAGCCGAAGGCCGCGCTGGAAGAACTCGCCGAGACGATGGCCCGTGCCATCCGGTACGGCATGCCGCTTGTCGCGTTCAACACCGCCTACGACTGGAGCGTCCTGCACTACGAGCTGGTGCGGCACGGGCTGCCGACGATGCTGGACCGGCTCGGCTGCCAGCCGTACTCGCTGATCGACCCGCTGGTTTTGGACAAGCAGGCCGACAAGTACCGCAAGGGCTCTCGCAAGTTGCAGGCGGTCGCCGCGCACTACGGCGTGCACTTGGAGAACTGGCACGAGGCGAAGGCCGACGCGATCGCCGCGCTCGGTATCGCTGATGCGCTGTTCGAGCAGCACCCGCGGCTCGCCGCGTACGACGCGCAGCGGCTGTTCCTGGCTCAGCAGACGTGGCGTGAGGAGCAGCAGGCGGGGTTGCAGGCGCACTTCCGGAAGAGGGACCCGGAGGCGTACTGCGCGCCGGAGTGGCCGCTGGTCCCGGCGAAGCGCGCGGGCGGTGCGTCATGAGGCCTTCCCGCCGACGTCTCACCGAGCAGGGCACCGACCTTGCCGCCCGCAACGAACGCCTCCGCACCGAACGTGACGACGCACGCAGGAACGCGCACGCCTGCGCCAGCCAACTGGAGCGCGTCGCAGCCGAACTGTCCACGGCGAAGGACGTGATCGCGTCGCACATCGTGGCGGCCGGCCATCCCTCGACGGTGTTGCAGTCCCCGCAGGAGTTCGCGGGGTCGCTGTGCCAGTCGCTGGCTGACGCGGGTGTGGACCTGCGGATCGAGCTGGCCCGGCTGGAAGGGGTCGAGCTGTGAACGACAGCGTCCGTGCCGGGATCGCCGTCCTCACCGCGGTGTCCGTCGGCATCGTCCTGACCGCCCGCTGGTGGAACACCCCGGTCCGCGAGACCGGCCCGTACGCCGACGGTCACCCCACCGTCGAAACGCCCCTCGTCGACCTGATGGGCGAGTGGGAGCCCGTGTACGGGATCGCGCTGGAGCAGGCGCGGAGGGCTGCGCCATGAGCACCCTGACTGCGTTCCTCACCGTCGCCGCGGTGCTCGCCGTGTCGCTGCCTGCCGCGTACTGGCAGATCCGGCGGGCTCAGCGGGCCGAGTCGGAGCGGGACCGGTTCATCCGCGAGGCATGCACTCCGGGCCTGGACGTGTGGGACGACAACCTCCGCCGGTGGATCACCCTGCCGCCCGGCGTGAAGCCGAGCTTGGGCCAGTACACGGACCGCGAGGTCACCTCGCTCGACCGGCTCGAACTCGCCTGGGATGCGCCCGCGTACGGCGAGACCGCCGTCGACCCGGCATGGGCCGCCGGCCTGGAACGCCTGCGGGACGCCGTCCGCGACCACCACACCAACACACCCGAGGGGGACTGACTCATGGGCTACACCACCTGCGTCGACGGCGAGTTCGCCATCGAACCGCCGCTCACCTGGAACGAAATCAAGGCCAGCCCGTTCGAGCCCGTCGGCCGCGGCAAGTACGGCGCCGTCGGCATCGACCTCGATCTACGCGTCGAGGAAGCCTCCGTTGACACCGACGAGGGCACCCTCGTCCGCCGCACCGGAACCGCCCTGGCGATGCGGGAGATCGACGAGTACCGCGCCCGCAACCTCGTCGAGCAGGTACAGAGCTGTATCGACCTCTTCCCCGGACACGCGTTCACCGGCCGCCTCGACTGTGAGGGCGAGGAGAACACGGACATGTGGCGGGTCGTCGTCCGCGACGGCCGCGCTGTGAAGGTCACCCCGCGCATCGTCTGGCCTGACGAGGACGGTGCAGCGTGACCGCCTCCCTGCTCGGCTGCGACATCCCGGCCACCATCATCTGCGCCGACGTCGCAACAGGCCCAGCCCAACCCGCCATCACCATCACCGTCCACGGACTCCCTGCACCCCAGGGCTCGAAGCGTCACCTCGGCAACGGCGTCATGGTCGAGTCGTCGAAGAAGGTCAAGCCGTGGCGGACCGACGTCAAGCACGCCGCCCTCGCCATCGTCGAAGCCCTGCCCGACTGGACGGTCCTCGACGGGCCGCTCGCCGTCGCCATGACGTTCACCTTCGACCGACCCAAGGGGCACTACCGGACCGGCCGCAACGCCCACCTGCTGCGCGATGCGGCGCCCACCCGGCCGGCCGGGACGCCGGATCTTTCCAAGCTTGTCCGGTCTACGGAGGACGCGTTGACCGGCGTCATCTGGAAGGACGACGCCCGGGTCGTTGAATACGTGCGGCTCGGGAAGTGGTACGCGGGGACCGACGCCGACGACGTGCTGACGGTGCCGGGTTGTGTCGTCCACGTCTGGCCGCTCAACGAGGCGGTGAACGTGCGATGACCATCGGATCCGCGCACGGCCTCACCACCCCACGAGCCGCCGACTGGCGAGACGCATCCAACTGTCGCGGCGAGGACCCGGCCCTGTTCTTCCCTCAGGGCGACTCCGGGCCCTGGCTCCTGCGCATCGAGCAGGCCAAAGCCATCTGCCGGGCCTGCCCCGTCGCCGAAGCCTGCGCCCAGTGGGCCCTCAACAGCCGCGAGAACTACGGCATCTTCGGCGGCTTCACCGAACAGGAACGGGCCAGCATCCGGCGCGCGAAGACACGCCGCCGCATCAGCCCCGAAGAAGCCGCCAAGAAAGCCGAGCAGGCCAGGCAGGCCCAGCCCCGCACCATGCAGTCCATCCACGACGCCAGCACCGTCCGCCTCTACGGCGGACACCTCGCCTGGGTCGGGCCGAAGAGAGTCCATTTCAAAGGGCAGCAGTTCACGCCGAAGCAGTTCTGCTTCGCCCTCGACCGCGGCCGCAGCCCCGACGGCCCCGTCCGCTCCGAGTGCGGCATCGACGAATGCGTGCTCGCCGCGCATCTCGCGGACACGGCGGAGCGGTCTCGGTGCGGCACAAGGTACGGCTACGACCTGCATCTGAAAGCCGGTGAGCCGACGTGTGATCGGTGCCGTCGCGCGAACGCGGACGCGGACAACCGGCTCCGCTGGACCGGCACCACGAAGGCGGTGGCGGCATGACCCGTATCCCCGCAGCCTTCCCGAAAAACCTCGAACCCGCCGGCCAGTGGGTGCACCAGGCCGCTTGCCTCGGCCGCCGGGACGACATGTTCCCTGACAACAGTGAAACCGGAATCGCGAACGCGAAGCGGATCTGTAAGCCGTGTCCGGTCTGGCGCGAATGCCTGGCCGACGCGATCCGGACCGGCGACAACGAGCACGGCATCCGCGGCGGACTGAAGCCGTGCGAACGCCGCGACCTGGCCCGGAAGATGGCGCTCGACGCCGGGGAGCCGGCCGTCGAGGAACCGTCGGCCGCGCGGACTCTCGAAACCCTGTGGGGTGAGAACACGGCTGCCGGTGACGGGCATCTCGCCTGGACGGGCGGCAACCCCGTCTACCTGAACAACCGTGTGTACACGCCGAAGCGGGTTGCTTTCTGGGTGGACCGGGGGCGGGTTCCGATCGGTTCGGTGCGTGCAACATGCCGGGTCGACGGGTGTGTGCTGCCCGCGCATCTCACTGATCGGCGGGAACGGGAGCAGCAGCGGGAGGCCGAGCGCCTCGCCGCTGAGCGGGCGGAAGCGCAGCGGATGGCGGCCGCCTCGTGACCGGGGAGGACGCGGGCCCGGACCCGCCGCCGCTCTTGGACTGGCGGGACGCCAAGCACTGGTCGTGGACGGCGAAGCAGTGCCGTTACTGTCCCGGGCTCACCAATCTTCGCGACAGCAAAGGAAAGCCTGCGCATAAAACGTGTGCAGAGACCGCCCTCGCACAGCAGGCCGCAGAAGCAGCCGACGCCTACCAGACGGGACATCTCGGATGAAGCACCTCGCGACTGGCCTGATCTTCGGGGCCGCCGCAGTCGGCATCACCTACGCGGCGGGGGCGAGCTGGCTGCTGACCGTCGTGGTCGGCTGCTCGGTCGCCGCCCTCGTCTGCGCCCTACTCGACCGCCTCTAACCAAACCAACGAGCGCCCCGTCACCCGAATTGACGGGGCGCCCAACCCCAAGGAGAACACCCCATGATCAGCATCACCAAGGTCGAGCAGCAGGCCCCCGGCCTCGTCTCCCTCGCCAAAACCGCCGCAGTCTCCCTGGAGAAGAACGGCCTCGACGGACAGCGAGCCGCCGTCCAACTCGTCCTCGACCACTCCGGCAGCATGGCCCCCTACTACGCCAACGGGTCGGTGCAGCGCCTCGCAGAACAAGCACTCGGCCTGTCCGCCAACCTCGACGACGACGGGTCGGTGCCGCTCATCTACTTCGGCTCCCGCGCCGAACAGCACGACGACGCCCGCCTCGACAACTACGCCGGGATCATCGACCGCACCCACCAGGCTGTGCGCTGGGGCTCAACGGACTACGTCGCCGGAATGAACGCGGCGATCACCGAGTACCGCAACTCCGGTGCCACAGACCCCGGGCTCGTCATCTTCCAGACGGACGGCGAACCCAACAGCCGCAAGGCCGTCGAACGCGCCCTCCGCGAGGCGTCCAAGCTGCCGATCTTCTGGGCGTTCGTCGGGTTCGGCGGGCGCGTCGAGTTCCTGGAGAAGCTCGACGACCTCGGCGGCCGGGCCGTCGACAACGCCTCCTTCTTCCACGCCCGCGACCCGCACCGCGTGTCCGACGCCGACCTGTACGACGGCATCACCGCCGAGTTCGCCGGATGGCTGACCGCCGCTCGCGCCGCCGGAATCCTCCACTGACCACCTGACCGGCGGCCGTCCCCCACGGCCGCCACCCGGGGCCCGCGACTTCCCCCGAGCGCGGGCCCGCACCCAACCAACCGACCGCAGCACGAAGGCCCCGCACGGACTGGTACGGGGCCAGAAACCAACCCGAACAGAACGGAACCCACGTGGCAGATCTGCAAGACCTCTACGGCACCCGCCAAGCACACCCCTACGCCGATATCTTCCCGCTCCTTCCCGAGGCGGAGTTGAAGGCGCTCGCCGACGACGTTGCCGCGCATGGGCTGCGTGAGCCGATCTGGTTGCACCGTGACGGGCGGATCATCGACGGGCGCAACCGGTACCGGGCGTGCGAGTTGGCCGGGGTCGAACCGGAGTACCGCACTTATCAGGGCGACGACGCCGGTCTGCTCGGCTTCGTCGTCTCGCTGAACCTGCATCGGCGACACCTCGACGTGGGGCAGCGCGCGATGATTGCCGACACGCTCGCCAATATGCAGCAGGGTGCCCGGACAGACCTTGTGGAATTTTCCACAAAGTCGCCTGCCGATGACGACCTGTTTGGGGATGCGCCGCAGCCCGAACCAGCCGCGCTCGCTATCTCACAGTCGCAGGCCGCCGCGCTGATGAACGTCAGCCGCGAAAGCGTGGTCATGGCCCGCAAGGTGCGTGAGCAGGGCGTTCCCGAACTTGCGGAAAAGGTCGTCGCGGGGAAGGCCAGCGTCTCGGCTGCGGCCGCGATTGCCGAGGCTTCCAAGGAGGAGCAGTTCGAGGCCCTCGCGGCAGCCGAAGAGGCAGCGAAGTCAGCGGCAGCCGGAAGGCGCGCGCAGGAGGCCACCGAAGCCGCTGCCCGCGCCGAGGAGAAGGAGATCATCCGCCGCGCCAACGAACTCAGGAAGCGGAAGGCCGAGGCGAAGGCGGAAGCGAAACGAGCGCGCACAGAACAGCTCGCCAAGCAAGCCGCCGAGGCCGCCCAACGCATCCAGGTCCTCGCTGACCCGGCGCGCCCCGAGGCCGGGCAGTGGTGGCAGCTCGGACGACACCGCCTGTACTGCGGCGACTCCACCGACCCAGAGTTCATCAAAGCCACGCAAGACGCAGCATTCGCATTCGCTGACCCGCCATACAACGCCGGCAAAGCCGAGTGGGACCACAGCTTCGTCTGGGGTCACGACTACCTCACCGACAGCGCGCCCATCGTCGCCGTTACTCCTGGACTGTCCGCCGTACAGGACTTCTTCACAACAACCGCCATGCCCTACCGGTGGTCGATGGCCGCATGGATCGCCAACGGCATGACCCGCGGCGCCCTCGGATTCGGCAACTGGATCTACCTTGCCTTGTTCTCCCACGGCGAGAGCCTGCACCGCAACGCGCAGGACGTGCTGCGGATAACGATCGAAACGGCCAGCACATCCGAGACGAACCACGCGTCCCGTAAACCGGCACGCCTCCTCGTCGACCTCATCGACCTCTTCACCAACGAGGGGGACATCGTCGTCGACCCCTTCCTCGGATCGGGCACCACGCTCTTCGCAGCAGACCAGACCGGTCGCACCTGCGTAGGCGCCGAACTCGACCTCCTCCACTGCGGCGAGATCATCGCCAAATACGGGCCGGAGGCGCGACCCCTATGAGCACAGCCTTCAGCCAGAAGAACTTCGAATTCACCAAGCGCGCACACCTCGCCGCACAACGGGAGCTCTACCCCCGCTTGTTCCCCGCCTGCAACGTCAGCTTCGAGGACGTCACCCAAACCGCGCAGGACCTCGAATACGCCATCGACTGCCAGCTGTCCATCAAGCCCTTCCTGCTAGACCTACGCGCCCCGATCCGGCTGTCAGTGCAGGAGCGGTTCCGTAGGCCTGCGTCCATGGGGTTCAACGACGTCACTGTCACCGAGTTCAACACAGAGACGGGCGTGCCCTCCGAGCTGCACAAACTCGGCGCGCACATGTTCGTCTACGGCTTCTACGACGACGACAGAGACCGCCTTGGACAGGTGTGGGTGGTGGACGTTCTTCAGATGCAGGTGGCGCTTGTGAACGGCAAGCTCCGCTACACACGCGGGCGCCGCAAGGGCCGAGACCAGACGTTCCTGGGGTTCGACGTCGCGCGGCTGCGCGAGTTGGGTGCCGTGAAGTACGTGCACGACGGCTGGGCTACCACGGGCGACACGGAGCCCACGTCATGACCGGCATCGGGTGTCGTGTGGCGGCTGGCAGCATGCCGGCCGCCCGCGGCGGCGCGTCAGGACTCGGCGATCGTGCGGGCGGCGCCGGCGTCGCGTTGGCGCTTCTTCCATGCCGCGATCTGCCGGTGGATGTGACGACGGAGGTCGTCTGCACGGGTCGTGCCCATGTCCTTGCACGCCTCCTCGTACGCGGTCCACGTCTCGCCATCGACGCGGATCACGCGGCCGGGGGTTCCCTTCGTCGTCATGTCGACAGCGTAGCTGACCGGACACGGGATGGGCACCTCGCCTTCGCATTCAACCACTCGGTGCCCGTGCGCTGTAGGGGCACCTGGGTTAAGATGGGACAAGCCGGAAGGGCGACTGCCGCCCCGACGAAGCCGCCATGAGCGCTGCCTGAAACCAGGCCCTGAACAGCAACGACGGCGAGAGAAGAGCACGTGAGCACAGATGCAGTGACCTGGGCCATGGACGACGCGCCCATGCCACGCACCGAGAAGGGCAAGCCGGACACCACTGCCCGGCATGTCCTTCAGACGCTCGCCGAGCACGCCAAGCCCGACGGCACGAACAGCCACCCCTCGGTGCTTCGCATCCAGTACCGCACCGGCTACGACCGCACCACCGTCCAGCGCGCGCTGCGCCGGCTGGAGAGCGGCGCCCTGATCGTGCGCGACGGCACGACCGAGGGGCGCGCGCGCTGGAAGCTCGCCATGGAGCTGCGCCGTCCGGAGTCGGACTGGGCGGATCTGGAACGCGAGGAGGACGACTTCCGTGCGGCTGCCGCCGAGCGGAAGAGGCGGTCCCGCTCGAAGACTGTCACGCACTCAGAGTCCGTGACTGTCACAGGCGTAAAGGACGTGACTGTCACGGACGCAGAATCCGTGACCGCCGATGTCACGGACGGAACGCCTAGCCGTCACGCACTTAAAGTCCGTTCGTCACGGACGGAACGCCGCCCTAACCACCAACAACCGTCAGACAACCAACTACTAAAAGACTCTTCTTCGCCTGCGGCTCACGAAGACGAGCCCACCGAGGATCTGCACCTCGACGCGTTCGGCGCCTTCTGGAGCAACTACCCGAAGAAGCGCAACCGCGAGGAAGCCAAGCTCGCCTGGCTCGCCGCCATCAGGCGCGGCATCGTCCCCCAGCAAATGATCGACGGCGCCCAGCGCTACGCCCGTGAGCGGGCTGGTGAAGATCCCAAGTTCACCAAGTACCCCGCCACCTGGCTGAACAAGGGCTGCTACGACGACGAGCCCGACCCGCGGCCCGGCCCCCAGCTCCGCGCGGTGTCCGGCTGGACGGCCCCGAACCGCCCCCACCCCATGACCGGCGCCGCAGCACAAATCTGGACCGCCGACGACTACAAGAATGCGAAGCCCTTCTGATGACCAGCGCAGACAACCGGCGCACCCGGCACGACGCCGCCCAAGCCGCAGCCCGCGCCGAGATCCGCGCACAAACCCTCGACCGCTACCTCGCCCGCCGCCCCAAAGCCTTCGACGAGAACGGCCCCTTCCGGCCCGAAGCCGACCAGTGGATCGACGGCTTCCTGTCCGGCTCGCACGCCTCGCTGCTCCTCCTCGGCGAACCCGGCACCGGCAAAACCTGGCACCTGTGGAAGATCGGCGAACTCCTCATCGAGCGCGGCTGGTACGGCCGCTACTACCTCGTCTCCGACTTCGAATTCAAAGCCGCCGCCGACCGGCCCGTCGACCACGACAAGCTCCACGCCTGGCGCGAAGCACCACTCCTCGCCCTCGACGACCTCGGCGCCACCCAGCTCTACCCCTGGACCGTCGACGCCATCGCCCAAGTCGTCGACGCCCGCTGGCAAAACCAGCTCCCCACCCTCATCTCCACCAACCTGCCCACCCTCGAACCCCTCGGCCCGCGCACCATGTCCCGCTTCGCCGACGGCGGCTCCACCGCGGTCGCGTTCACCGGCACCGACTTCCGAAGGAACCGCGCGTGACCCACGACTACGACGACCAGGCCGCCGAGCACGGCGAGCAGCCGTCCCGCCTGATCCCGCCGCAGGACGTCGCCGCCGAGATGGCCCTCCTCGGAGAGATGATCTTCGCCGACCGGGCCATCGAAGAAGCCCTCGACATCCTCACCCCCGGCGACTTCAGCCGCCCCGCACACGAAACCATCGCCCGCACCGTCATCGACCTGTTCAACTCCGGCCACCCCCACGACCCCATCGCCCTCGGCAACCGGCTCGAAAAAGACGGCGAACTCACCCGCGTCGGCGGCAGCCCCTACCTCTTCCAGCTCACCCAAGCCATGGTCACCGTCTCCCACGCCAGCCACCACGCCCGGATCGTCCACGAGAAAGCCATCCTCCGGAAGATCCGCGAAGCCGGAAACGGCATGAGCCAGAGCGTCCACCGCGGAGAACAGACACCCGACGAGATCCTCCAAAGCGCCTACGACACCCTCGAAGGCCTGACCACCCTCACCGACCCCGGCGACACCGACCTCGCCATCGGCGCCGACATCATGGACACCGTCGCCGAAGTCGTCGACATCCGGGAGAACGGCCCCAAGGGAGGCCTCAAAACCGGCTTCGCCGACTTCGACGAACTCACCGGCGGACTCCAGCCCGGCCAGCTCATCCTCATCGCCGCCCGCCCCGCCATGGGCAAATCCGTCCTCGCCGGAGACATCGCCCGCACCACCGCCATCCGCAACGACATCCCCACCGCGTTCTTCTCCCTGGAGATGGGCCGCAAGGAACTCGAAAAGCGATTCCTCGCAGCCCACGCCACCTACCCGCTCCACTGGATGAAGAACAAAGGCCCCCTCGACGACGCCAAAATCCTCGACCTCATCGAAGCCGGCAAGGACATGCAGGCCTCGCCGCTGTTCATCGTCGCCGACACCGGTGTCACCGTCGCGAAGATCCGCTCGCACTGCCGCCGCGTCCAACGCCAGCACGGCCTCGGCCTCGTCGTCGTCGACTACCTCCAGCTCATGGGCGGCGAATCAAACGGGCGCGGCGACAACCGGCAGCAAGAAGTCTCACGGATCAGCCGCGGACTGAAGACCCTCGCCATGGACCTGCAAGTCCCCGTCGTCGCCCTCTCCCAGCTCAACCGCGGACCCGAGCAACGCCAGGACAAGAAGCCGCAGGTATCCGACCTCCGCGAGTCCGGCTCCCTCGAACAAGACGCCGACATCGTCATCCTGCTCCACCGCGAAGACGCCTACCAGAAGGAATCCGTCCGCGCCGGCGAAGCCGACCTCATCGTCGCCAAACACCGCAACGGGCCCACCGCCACGATCACCGTCGCCTTCCAAGGGCATTATGCCCGTTTCGTGGATATGGCGGCGACGTGATGGCGGCCACCTGCGCGGGAGAACGCCGCTGCATCGAGTGCGGCTCGCTGGAGTTCTACGCCCGCGAGCGGTGCCAGACCTGTTACGGCCGGTTCAGGCGACAGGCGAAGAGGGCAGGCACCTTCACCCTCCTCGTCGTCCACGGCGCATCGAACGAGAAGCTCGCCGAGCAATCCGAGTCGGGCCCCGGCGGATGTGTGCTGTACACCGGCTGCCTCACCCGCCAGGGGTACGGCCAGATCCGTGTCAACGGCACCCAGATGCTGGCCCATCGCGCCATCTACGAACTCGCGGTCGGCCCCATACCTGACGGCATGGAACTGGACCACACCTGCCACAACCAGGACCCCAGCTGCATGGGCGGCGACACCTGCGTCCATCGCCGCTGCATCAACGTCGAGCACCTAGAGCCCGTCACCGGCGCAGAAAACACGCGCCGCGGCAAGAGCTGGGCCATCAACGGGACCAAGACCCACTGCCCACAGGGCCACCCCTACGACGCCGAGAACACCCACGTCTGGAACGGGCGCCGTTACTGCCGCGCCTGCAACCGGGCGATCAAGAAATCCCGGAGGGGGTGAACGAACCGTGGCCTACCTCGACGTCTGCGACCGCTGCCTCACCGAAGACAGCCCCGCCGTAACGCCCCTCAGCCTCACCCCGTCCGGACCCGACGGCGTCCTCGCCCTCTACCTCTGCCCCCGATGCGGCGACGCCTGGACCTGCGGATGGCTCGTACAGGAAGACCCCGCAGCCCACCCCGCCGCCTGACCGTCAGCGATCACCACCGCGCAAGCCCCCCAACCACCACCCGGGCGAACCACACCAACCCGGACAAGCCGCACCCGGTACCACCACACCCCACCCAAACCGGACACCCGGTTGATCAGCAACACGTGAAGGAGCAGCACCGATGAGCCCCGCACCCGCCCTCCGACTTCTCAGCCTCGGCGCCGGAGTCCAATCCACCACCGTCCTCATGCTCGCCGCCGAGGGCCGCCTCCCCAAGCTGGACGGCGCGATCTTCTCCGACACCCAGTGGGAACCCGGCACCGTCTACGCCCACCTCGACCGCCTGGAACGGGAGATCGCCCAGCCCGCTGGAATCCCCATCTACCGCGTCACCGAAGGCAGCATCCGCAACGACGCCCTCGACCCCGCCCACCGCTTCGCCTCGATGCCGCTGTTCATCAAGAACCAGGACGGCGGCGACGGCATGACCCGACGCCAGTGCTCGAACGAGTACAAGGTCAAGCCGATCAAGAAGAAGACCCGGCAGCTCCTCGGCTACCCGCACCCGGTCCCGGTCCCGCGCGGCGTGTACGTCGAGCAGTGGATCGGTATCAGCCGCGACGAGATCGGCCGCGCCAAGGACGCCGACGTGCTGTACATGCGCAACGCGTTCCCGCTGCTTGACCTCACGGGGGGGGGCGGACGGAATGCAGGGCTGGACGCGCGACGACTGCATTCGGTACCTGCGGGCCAACGGCTTCGCGTCCACGCCGAAGAGTGCGTGCATCGGGTGCCCGTTCCACGGCAATGCCCAGTGGCGGCGGATGCGGGACGAGGCGCCTGCCGACTGGGCGGACGCGGTGGCCTTCGACGCGGAGATCCGGTCGGGCAACGCCCGGGGCAACGCGGTGGGCAAGCCGCTGCTCGGCGAGGCGTACCTCCACCGCTCCCGGCTTCCGCTCGATCAGGCGCCGATCGACCGGGTCACGGCGCACGAGTGGGCGTCCAAGCAGACCGACATCTTCGGCCAGATCGCTGACATCGAACTCGAAGAAGGCGACGCGGACGGCTGCTCTCCCTGGGCGTGCCGCTCCGGACAACCCGTCACCGTCGACGACGCCGCCTGATCCCCGCCCCGCCTCGTAGCCCACTGTTCCCGTTTCCCGGGCTTCCAGTGGCCGTCACGCGCCCGCACAGGGCCGGAAGGCGGCTCGGGTGGCGCGAGCCCGCTCACAGAGCCCCCACAGCCCCGAGGAGGGCCCCGCATGACGAACACCGAACCGACCACCCCCGCAGACCGGTGGGATCCCCCGCGCCGCGAACGCCCCCACCGGCGCACCGGTCCCGGCGGCCTCACCCCGGCACAGCTCGCTCTCGCCGACGACCTCCACACCCGGGCCCTCGCCTTGCGGGCCGCATCCGAGGAGGGCCTGTCGATCCGTGAGGCCGTGCATCTGGCGGCCGTTCAGCTCGGGCTGGAGCAGCCGGGCGCTGGCGACATCGGAACTCCGTAGCCGTCCCGCTGCCTGAGTCCGCACTGTGGCGGCTCTGGCGGCTTTCGGGGGCGCCGCTCCGTCGGGGGTGCTCCTGGAGCTTCTCAGGGCCACACAGCGGCTCGCGTGTGCAGACCGTCACATAGCTAGCAAATCTCAACGAAAGGACCCATCGATGCCCGACCTCCACCTGATCATCAGCCCGCCCCCGCCCGGCGAATGGCACGGCCGACTCGACGCCCTCGAAGCCCTCGAAGCCGCGGGCTGGACCGGCGACACCGACATGCCGCTCAGCATCCTGCGACACCCGTCCGGCGCCGTCTGGGCCGTCGCGAACGAAGTCGACGACTCCGGCCTCGAATGCCCGAACGGTGCCGTCATCGAGTTCCCCGGCAGCACCCCGACCGTCGTGATCGTCGCCGCTTGCCTCGCCGCTGCCGCCACACCCGACGAGGAGAGCACGCGATGACCGTCCGCACCCACACCCCCGACCGGATCACCGTCGACGCCGACGGCCGCACCACCACCACGATCAAAGTCCAACGCGCCTGCAACGGCTGCTCCCAGATGCTCGGCGACATCACCGAGCAGGAGATGAACGCCGCGATCGCCGGACTGCCGCAGGGCGACGTCCGTACCGAATGCGAACACTGCAAGCCACTCGTCGAGTTGGAAGCGCAGGGCTGCAAGACGTGGCAGCTCACCCCGCGCAACATCACGCAGATCGACGACGCCGTCGACTGCGACGGCCACTACGCCAAGGGCTACTTCGAGTGGGACCGGACCGGCGGCAAGACCGTCTGCGTCGGGCTCCGCATCGGCGTCGGCGAGTCCCGCATCGTCGCCCGCTACGGCGACCACCTCATCCGCCGCCCCGACGGGACCTGGACCGTCCACCCGGCGCCCACCAGCGGGGACCGGTCTGCGGATTCTTCGCATCCGCAACCCGCTACCGAGGGGGTGCAGCAGTGAGCCCGCAGCGTCGCCCGCAGGCCCGGCAACTCCTCACCCGGCAGTCCGAGGCGATCCTCGCCGCCCGCTACCCGGGGCAGGTACGGGCCGCCGTCATCGAGCGGGCGCTACGGCGGATGGCGGCAGCCGACGAGAGAGCTGAACGGAAAGCACTGCGAGCCGCTCCACGTGACCCACAAAACATCTGATAGCGCCACAACTCGCCCTGAAAGATGAGAAAATGGAGCCCTCCAGTGTCGGCGAACCCGCCCGATGCGCCGGCTGCAAACGGCCGCTGAAACACCAGTCGCCATCCGGCTACGGGCCCGTCTGCCACCAACGCATCCACGGCGGCACGGGAGCTCGGGCACGACTCCCACGGCCCGCCCCGTCCGCCGGCATTCCCGGCCAAGACGAACTACCGGACGAAGAGCAACTCACCCTCTGCTGAACGACCAGGAGCGCATCCCGTGACCGACCTCCCGCTCAACACCGAAGCCGCCAACCGCACCGCGATCCTGCGAGAAGCAGCCGACACGGTGGACGCCACCCCCTACCCCAGCGGGTTCACCGCCGGGTTCGACAAGGGCGCCCGCTGGGCCACCGGCCTGCTGCGTCAGATGCCCGACGAGGCGCAGCAGCTCAAGACGGAACGTCGCCGTCTCACGCCGAACGAGCACAGCGCTGCCTGGCACGCCATCGAAGGTTCGGCGGGCGAGGAAGGCGCTGACGCGGGCACGATCCTGCACGCCGTCCTCGACCGCCTCGGCATCGACGCGCCCGACGAGTACGCGCGGGAGGCGGGCGAGCAGCAGCAGGCCGAGCGCGAGCCCTGCGGTGAAGGTCACTGCCACTGCTACGGCGCGGGTGCCGAACACGCGGACTGCGCGTGCGGATGCGACTGCCCCCGCGACGACGACGGGCAGCTCATCGACGACTGACCGCACACGAACCGGCCGCCCCGCGTTCGATCCGCGCGGCGGCCGGCCCGCCCAAATTCTCACCCACCCAGGAGCCACACCGTGACCACCGAGCCTGACCTGACCGAGACGCAGAAGGCGTACAACGTCGCCCAGTACGAGATGTTCCAGCTCGCCGCCTACGGACACTGCACCTACACCAACGGCGAACTGCTCACCGCCGAGGGCAAACGCCAGCAGGCCGACTACAACGACCGCATCCGCAGGGCGCGCGAGGAGCTGGAAGCCGCGGTCCTGCGGCTCGTGGCCGAGCACGCGGAGACGTTCGCCAACAGCCGCTTCGTGTCGGCGGACTGGCTGCGGTCGCTGGCCGATGACCCGGCCATACTGTCGCTGCTGGCGGTGCGGCCGGACGAGCGGGAGCCTGTCGCGTCTGTCGGGTCTGCGCCTGCCACCGACCGGGCCGCGCTCTCCGCGAAGCTGTGGGCGATCGCCGAGCACCACATCGTCGCCGAATGGATCTGCTGCGAGCCGCTGAAGCCGGGGCACAAGCTGTGCGCCAAGGGCTACGCCGCGCTCGGCATGGTCAAGACGCTCCTCGTGGACGGCGATCCGGAGAAGACGTGGAACCCGAGCGCGCCGCTGCTGGACGCGGTCCTGTCCGTGCTGCCCGCGAGCAGCGACCGGGCGGCCGAGCTGAGCCCCGTCGAACGCACGATGCTGGTCTACGCCCTCGACCAGGCCCAGGAAAAGATCTGGTCCGAGGATGGCTTCACCGACGAGGACCAGGCCGCAGTCACCTCGCTGCGCCGGAGGGCCGACGAGACGTCACGGGCCGAGACGCAGGACAGCGAAGCGCACCCGGCCGAGCACACATGGGCCGCCGAGCTCCACGACCCGCTCGCCGACGAGTGGGTTCCCGGCACCCGGTACATCACCCGCGACCGCGCCGTGAACGCCCTCACCCACGCCCGCGCGATCGGACCGACGTGGAAGGACGGCACCCCGACCGAGCGCCGTCTGGTGCGTGCGACGACGACGTACACCGTCGAGCGCGCTGCCGTGGCGCAGCCCGAGACGGAGATCATCCACGGCTGCCCGCCGGACGGTTCCGGTCTCACCCCGTGCTGCGGCCGGACCCCGTTCGAACTCCCGCGCAAGGACCGGATCAGCAGCGAGGCACCCGTCACCTGCCCGGCCGCTGCCCCGGCGCAGCCCGCCGAGGAGGCCTGACCTCATGGCGCTCTGCCCCGACTGCGACACCGTCATCCCCTGCCACTGCCACCTCGTACCGCCCGTCCAGATCCGGCCCGGTGTGTACCCGGCAGGCGACCGGCCGATCGTCACCGCGCGCATCGAACTCCCCGCCGAGGACTCGTCGTGATGGATCTGTTCGTGTACCTCGCCTGCGTGGTCGCGATCGCCGCACTCGCATGCGGGCACCAGGGCCAGGACTTCCCGATACGGCTAGGCGGGGCCTGGCGGTACCTCACAGCAGCCCGGACGGGTTGGCACGGGTTCCGCGATGCCGGAGTACCCGAACGAGCCACAGACGCCCGCGTAGCCCATTCACGCCCCTCGTGGGCCCAACCCGACAAGGACGCAGCGTGACCTGCACCAGAAACCACGCCCAAGGCACCGCAACCGAACCCGTGCACGAAGTCCGCCTCGTCCGCGTCAAGCGCGCCCCCACCTCCCACGCGCTGCACCGCCTGCGCCGCTGGAGGTGGGACCTGAAGACCTACACCCCCAACCCGATCGACACCCGACCGCTCATGGTCACCGGCGGCGGACACGAACTCGGCTACACGTTCACCCGCTGGGGAGCCCTGCGCGGCATCGCCCGCGCGATCGACACGGCCCGCGCCAACTGACCTTCGCGCGCCGGGCCTTCACCGGCCCGGCGCCCGTACAGCGCCCCGATGGGCGCGCAACCCGAAAGGCACCCTGTGACTACACCCACCGACGAACGCGATCGTCTCGCCGAGCAGCGGTCCATCGCCCTCGACTACCTCGACTCCCTCGACGGCCAGAAGATCACCGAAACAGACCGGCAGCGACTCCTGCGGATCCTCGACGACGGCCGCCTCAACGGACCCGTCTGCGGCAAAACCCAGGCCGTCGACGGCACCACCTACCCGCCCTGCGCCCGCCCCGCCGCACACCACGAGGCCTACTGCCGCGACGCCACGCGCAACGCCTACTTCATCGCCGCTGGGCAGACCGACGCCCCTGCCTGACCTCCGGAGGAACCCATGACCCACACCCGAGTCCACGTCTACGTCGAGTTCGCGAACCCCTACCTGCAATGCGGCCTCTGCCACGCATGGATCACCGGCTGGCACAACCCCGACAAGTGCGGCTGCAACGGCCACCTCTGGAACCAGCCCTGCGGCCACGAAGCCGAACTCAAGGACGCCTGCCCGTCGTGGTCTCCGGTCGACGGCTGCACCTGCCTGCAAGTCCTCGGCTCCGTCGACCACGCCGAGCCGCCCGCGAAGGAGGCGCAGCGATGACCGACCGCCACGACCCCGAACCCGACGACGAAGACAACGAGCCCTGGTGCGCCGTACCGCGCCCATGACCGGGCAGCTCGCCCTCGACGACTGCACGCCCGACTGGACTGCGGCCGAACCGCAACCGCAGCGGCAGTCCGCCGGCACCCGCTACTACCCCAGCGTCCTGAGCGACCTCCGAGGCCAACGCCTCCGCACCAGACGCATCGTCACGATCCCGACCATCGGGGAGTACCTATGACCCGCGAGCACACGCCGAAACCCGGCGCCACCTGGGACCGCCCCCGCACCGAGGTCGTCATCCCCGACGACGCACCCGACCCCCGACCCGGCCGCGCCGAACGACGCGCCCTCGCCCGCGCAGCACGAAGGGATCAACCGGTGACCAAGCAGCCGCTCCCGTCGATCAACGCCCGCGACATCCGCGGCCACTGCCCGGCCTGCGGGCATCCCACCCTGCAAGTCGGCGAGGGTGGACACCTCGTGTGCGTGCTGATGGACTGCCCGAAACCCGAGGCCGCAGACGAACTACTGCACGGCGTACCCGCGTGCAACGCGCCCGGCCCATGGGGCGACGCACACACCTGCCAGCTCCCGGCTGGGCACCGCGACGACCACAAGGCACACGACGGCTGCGGCTGGGTTGACGAGCAAGCCGCGGCACAGCATCCCGAGCCGGTCACCACCGAGCCCGCCTCGAACGACTGGCCGTCCCGCCGTGCCGGACTCCGCGACGACATCGCCGCCGCCCTCGAAGCCGCCGACTACAGCGGCAACATGCGACGCGGCGACCTCGCCGACGCGATCATGCCCGTCTTCTACCGGGCATGGCCGTGGCTCCAAGCCGAAGCCGAAGACGCCGTTGACATCGCCCGACTCCGCGCAGACAAGACCGCACTCCAAGCCGCACTCACCGACACCTTGACCGTCCGCCGCCAGCACATCGGCCGAATCACCCGACGTGCCGCAGAACTCGAAGCCGAACGCGACCGCCTGGCCACCGAACTCCGCTGGTACGCCGAAGCCGAGAGTGCCGACGCGGCGGCCGGCTCCTACGCACTGCGCGCCGAACACGCCGAGCAGCAACGCGACCAACTGGCCGACACCCTCCGCCAGGTCCTCGCCAAGTTCCATCCCGTCCACACCGCAGACCGGCGCACCGTCAAAGGACACACGGCCCGGGTCACACCCGCCGACCACGAGCGGTGGACCGCCATGCTCGGCCAGCAGCCCGAGCCGAGCCCGGCCGCCGCCATCGAAGTCCGCGACCCACGCCCCCGCTGCGAGGGATCGCCGACACTCATTCCACGCCAACTGATGGCCGACCACATGCGCGACACCCACCCCGAGGAGCAGCAGCCGTGACCGCCTGGACACCGCCCCCGCCCGGCAGCGACCGCGACAAACTCCCCGACCACCTGCTCGCCCTGATCGCCGACCGCATGCGGCCCTACCTGTCCACCGCATGCGAAACCGCGGCAGCCCTCGAAGCCGCCGGCCCTGCGAACCCCGGGCACGGTGACGAACTCCGGCAGTGGGCCGAACGCGAACACGCCTCCTGCCGCCTCACCCGCAAACAGGACATGGCGCCGTGCAGCTGCCCGCATCACCGGGAGCAGCCGTGACCATCGAAGGCTGGGACGAAGACGACGACTGCACCGGGGACTGCTGCACCGAACCCGCGCGTCGGCCGCCGGACAGACCGAGGCTGCTCGCCCGCATCCGGGCCGTACTGCGCGAGCGGCCGTCGTTCCGTCGTCAGACCCGGCCGCTACCCTCGGCGGCCCGAGGCGTCAACTCACCGCCCTGAGTGCTCGGACCGTCTGAAGCCCCGACATCCCGTCGGGGCTTCGGTCATGTCGCAGGGCGGAAACGCTGAAGGCCGGGCCCGTACGAGGGAGCCACCCTCTAGGCCCGGCCGTGCGAGGTTTCCCAACCCGTGTCCAGCACGCACAGTCCAGCACGGGCGCGCGGTCTCCGCCAGAAACCCCTACGGGCAGGGGATCCTGCCGTTGTCGGACCTGCGGCGTACGATCGTCCCGCGTCCCCGGTTCGTCTGGCTGGCCTCCGGGACGCGCTACTCCGCACAACGCGAAGACCCCCGTCATCCATCGACGGGGGTCTCGCTGTATTCCGGCGACTACGGGCGCCACGCCTCCTGGTAACCGGGCCGGTCCGCGTACGGGAGCGCAAGCATGGGCAGCAGGAAGTCTTGGTACTCCTCGGTCACATCGCCGATCAGGTCAGCCTCCTTCGAGGCGGCGCGTAGCTCCTCGTACCGCGCAAGGATCTCCCGTTTCGCGTCGATCTCCCGCAGCACCCGAGCCGGATCATGCTCCGCGACGTGCGGGCCCACGCCGTCAGCGTCGGCGTTCTCCGGGGTCACCGCCACGACGCCATCGCCCAGGTAATCCACGACGGTGTACCGCTCGTAACTCGCCCGGGGTGGGCGGGCGGTCCATACAGCTGACTGGTCGTCCCAGCATGCGGCGTGCGCGATCCGCTCGTCGGTGTTCAGCTGCTCGCCGAGCCACTGCACCAGATCCACACCGCTCACCGCTCCCACCCCGCTCCCTCGTCGCCGTCCATCCAGACGTAGTACTCGCTGCCCCCGCCACTCGTATGCCGCCCGTGATGCCCGCGCTCCTGGCAGTACACGCGGTCCGCCATCGGATCCTCCCGGAGCGTCGCCGCACACGGGGCGTCGGCCGGATACTCCTCGGCTTCCGGCCCCGGGGCGGGCGCGGTCAGCTCAACGACCTTCCCGCGTCGTCCCATGCGGTCCAGCGCCTCACGGAGCTGCGGCGGTAGCTCACTCATCTCAATCCTCCTGGGATTCATCTAGGACACCGACCGCAGCCGGAAGCGGAACAGCCACTCGGGAACGATCCCGCTGTCGCTGTGCGCGTAGTGCCGGATCGCGTACATCATGGCCAGCTCGTCGATCAGCCGAGACGCACCGACCTCTTGCAGCCGCTTCGGCCACTCGCCGTTCTCGATCTGCCTGATCGCCAAGTCGCGCTGCTTCCGGAAGATGGCTGGCCGCTTCCGTTCGAACTTCAACAGCCGGTCCCGCAGATACGTCTCGTCGGCTGCGCGGACCGTTTCGTAGCGGACCTGCAAGTCGACTTCGATCGCCGCCGCTTGATCTTGCTGGCCTGCCGCGCCCTCGCGAGCGGACGCGAGCGAGGAGGAGGATTGCAAGCCGCCTTCTTCCCACTCCGTTTTGCCGCCAGTCTTATCGACAGTCTTTGAAGTACTTGAGTGCTGGTGAGCCGAAGGCGGCTGGCCCGAAGTCCGGTTCACCGAAGACGGGTTCACCGAAGACGGCAAAGTCGCCTTCGGGGCATGCTGTGCGATCGCCTCGGGATCGGTCGACACGTAGGTGGTCGTCGACCACTGCCCGGTCTTCTCGTCGCGCCTCTTGTCGTGGACTATGAAGCCCTCGCGCTCCAGCTCCCGCATCGCGACGAGCAGCGCCTCGCGGCCTTCGGCAGGCACGCCCCGCTTCTTCGCCTCGGTGCCCATCTTGGCGAGCTTCGTGAGGGTGATGTCGTTGTTCGGCGGATAGCTGATCAGGATCAGCAGCAGGCCGCGAGCCCGGACGCTGAGGTTCCAGCTACGCACGACGAGGTTGTCCATGCCGGTCCACCCGGTGTCGGGCAGGATGTTGACGATCTTCACTCGGCAGCTCCACCCCACTGGTTGGGCTGCCTGTTGATCTGTACAGTCATATGGAGTGCTCGACTTTCCAGCGTTGGCTGAGCACGGACCGGACCTAATGGGTCCGACGCAACGGGGTTGGCGCCCCGCTTAAGCGAAACGGCCGGATGGATTCGCCCCCATCCGGCCGTCGCCGTTTTACGGATCATTCTACGCGAATGCCTGCCCGAACTGGCGTGAAACGGGCGGCAGTTCACAGGATGAGCAGGGCTATTCATCCTGCTCATCCTCGGCCTGCGTGCCACCCCCGCGCCCCGCGTAGTCACCCGACTCGGTGTAGTTCCGGAACGCGTCCTGCACCACGCCGAGTTTGATCTCAAGGCGCGCCGCGATCTGCCGGTACGACAGCTTCTCCTCGCGATGCAGGCGCCTGATCAGACGCGTCCGCTCCGGCGCCCAAGCTCTGTTGCGCACCAGCTGCTCAGCCATGATCCGGCTCTTCGCCTTCACTCGCTGCTCCTCATCGGCGATCTGCTCGACCGCTTTAAGGGCGTCCGACACGCGGCGCACCTCCTCGTCGCTCATTCCGGCCCCTTCATTCGGTGGGGCGCTTGCCATGCACTGTAGGTGCCACCTACAGTGTTGAGCAAGCAGTCCGCACTGCTGACGCAAGACGGCCCGGCAGGAGATCTCACCCTCCTGCCGGGCCAGCCACCACACCTGATCTCACCAGGGAGCGACTCCGTGGATCGTATCGACCAGCAGCCCCACCAGCACAGCCCCGGCGCGCACACCGCCCCGCTTCCCACCCCCGCGACCGTCGCCCACGCGAACGGCCTGACCTTCAAGGTCATCAACGGGAACAGCAACTACGCCCGCGTCGCCCGCAACGTCCGCCAGCTCACCATGGCCGACGGCAGCGAGTGGACCGTCGGCCTCCCCATCGGCTGGCGCGGCATCGAAGCCGCCTGGCACGCCATCGAGACGCCGGAACAGGCCGCCGCCCGCATCCACGCGTACGGGGAGTCCACGGCGCGCCGCGACCGCCTCACCCTCGGCCTCCGCGCCACACGTACCGGGGCGGTGCAGGCATGAGCGAGCATTCCCGTCCCACCGAAGGCACCCCGCAACCCCTCCCCGTACCCGCACCCCGCCCACACCCGCAGGACGCCCCCCTCCCGCGACGCACCCCCGGAGGCTCCCTGTGAGCTACGAAGGCCCCACCTGCACCGGATGCGGCGGCCAAGGCGGCTACCCCGAGACGATCCCTCTCCCCGACGGCGGCCACAACACCATCTTCCGCACCTGCCCCACCTGCAACGGAAGGGGCACCCAGTGACCTGCTGCGGCCAACCCATGCAACCCCAAGGCCAGCAACTCGTCTGCCAAAAGTGCGGCGCCTGGTTCATCCCCGGCACCAGCGGCCAAAGCGCCAGCCGCCCCTGAACCGCTGTGGCGCGAGACCATCCCCCCTCGCGCCCCAGCCCCCGCCAGGCCGAACCAGGGCCACCGCCTCACACGCAGCCGGGAGCACGCACCGCACCATCCGCCGATCAAGGAGACGCACATGCCGAAGCGCGGCAAGAACGATGACCGGTTGAAGGGCCGCGAGTTGGTGTCCCGGCGCCTCCAGCAGGCCGGCCTCACGGTGGCCGGAGAGCCCGGCGCCCGGGTCGCCAACTGGGTGTCCGAGGCCATCGGCTGCGGCCGTATCAGCGTGCCGCAAGCCGAGCCGGAGCCCGCCCCCAGCCGGGACTACCCGATCCGCATCCCCAGCAAGCCGGTCTGACCAGACCGCAGCCCCGCCCCGCCGCCAACCACCCCGAGGAGAACCGCATGCCCGGCAAGAAGGCCCCGTCGACCGACCTGTCCACCCCGACGGCCGTCGAGAAGAGCCAGAAGGTCTACGACCGCATCGCCTCCGGCAAGACCAAGGACGCCACGGCGGAACTCAACACCGCCCACGGCCGCACCCGCCGCTGACCGGCTGCCCGATCCGCCCGTCTCGCACGGGCGGTGAGGGGAGCCGGGACAGCCCCGGCCAACCGAATCAGGGAGAGATCACATGGGCCGATTCAGCCCCGCGGCAAAGCGCCACCTTGACGCCGCCACCGACGCCAAGGCGCGCGGCGACCGCCGAGAAATGTTCAGCCAGCTCTCGCAGCTCGTCCTCAACGGCACCGACGAGGAAGTGGCACAGGTGACGATCGCAGCCGTCAAGGCCTCGAACAAGCGCAGCTGACCGCCCGCCCGCCGGGCCCGTCTCGCACGGGCCCGGTCGAGGGGAACCGCAACCAGCCCACAACGCCAACCAGGAGCACCCATGACCGACCCCACCTTCAACGACCGCATGTTCCTCGCCGGACAGGCCGTCTACGAGTCCATCGAACGCGGCGAAGTGCAGGACGCGGAGGCCGCCCTCATGGACGCACAGGCCGCCGCATCCTCCGACGAATAACCCACCACCCGACCGCCCGCCCCCGGGAGACCCCGATGCGATCCCACCCCAACCACCTCATCCGCAACCTCCTCGCCGTCGCCCTCGTCATCCTCGCCGCCATGCACCCCGACACCGCCGGCCACATCGCCCACCTCGGCGTCGCCCTCATCCTCGCCATCGTCCAAGGCGCAGCAGACGCAACAGCCGACAACCCCGGCCCCGCCATCCTCGCCGCCGGGGTCGTCTACCTCGCCCACCAAATCCGCACCCACCGGCCCCGCACCGCCCGCGCCCACCCCTGACCCGCCCACCCCCGCACCGGAGGCAACCGCCATGGCCCGCCCGTTCCGCCGACCGACACGCCAGATCACCGAGACGGTCCACGGTGTCGACGTCGCCTACGACGTGCCCGACAACACGCCCGTCATCCGGCTGCCCTTCAACCTCGACGCCGCCCTCCGCCGCGGCCTCTTCGCCCTCGCCATCGGCATGACCGCCGTCGCGATCGTGTGGGGCACCGTCGCCATCGGCAGCATGCTCACCCTCCTCGCACCCCCGTGGGCCGCCTACCTCGTCGCCGGAGTGTTCGATGCGGGCTGGGCGGCATGCCTCGTCGCCGAGTGGCTGCTGCGCTACGACAGCCGCCGCGCCGAGATCCCCATGCGTGTCGGTGTAGCCCTCCTCGCCGTATCGATGGCCGCGATCATCACGCATGGTGCGCTCGCCGGACCGTGGGGCTGGGTCATCGGCATCATCGGCGCCCTCGTCTCCGCCGCCGCGAAAGGCGTGTGGGCGGTCGGTATGCACACCATCCGCATCAAGCTGGAGCCGAAGTACGAGGCGTACCTCAACGCCCGCCGCCAGAAGGCCGGCACCGAGATGGCCCTCGCGCTCGGGGAACGGGACCGGCTACTGACCGAGGACCGCACGGTTGCCCTGAAGCTCGCCCTTGAGGGACGCCGCCCGACAGCCGAACCCGTGGCCGAGGTACTGGACCATGCTCCGGACCAGCCGCAGTCCACCCCGGTTCAGGCCGCTGACCAGCCGGTGGACCAGATCGAGGCCCCGGCCGGACCGGTCCCGGTCCACACCGTGAACCAGACCGCGGGCCGCCCGGTTCAGCCCAAGGACCAGGTCGCCGAACTCCACCTGCGCCTCAAGCGCGGCGACCACATCACCAAGAGCCAGGCCGCGGTCATCCTCGGCGTCCCCGAGTCGACCGCCTACCGCCGACTCACCGCCGCGCAGGCACTCCTGAACCAGTACCGCTGACCGCCGCCCCGCCCCGGGCCCCCGCCTCACCGCGGGGGCCGCGCCGTCTCCGGAGCCCTCGTGAAGATCACCCGCACCGATGCCCTCGCCACGTTCGCCGCGCCCAGCCTCGTCTCCGCCGCCGCGCTCGCCGCCGACATGCAGTACGGCGACCACGCCGCGGCCGTCGAGCTCGTCACCGCGCTCGCGGCCGGCTCCCTGTCGTGGACGTCGTTCTCCAGGAAGTGGCCGGCCAGTCTCTCGTGGTCCGCGATGGGCGCGGCCGGAGTGTTCACGCAAGCCTGGGTCACCACCGCAGTCGGCGGCTGGACGGTCGCATACGCGTGGCTCGTCGCGGCCGGCGCCACCGCAGCAGCCCGCGGCGTATACCGGCATGCGGTCCGCCACGACGAGATCAAGCTGGAGCAGGAGTCGGTGAAACTCCAGACCGGACTGGTCCGCCTCCAGATGGCCCACCACACCCTGGTTCAGAAGACCGCCCCCGAACCGGTCCAGTCCGGACCGGACCTGACCGGGCGGACCGTGGAAGAAGCCAGGCTGCGGACCGTGGTCCACGAACTGTTCGCCACCGAACTCCCGGGCTGCACCGTGGAACGGACCAGGACCGGCTGGACTGCGGTTCTCGACCTGCCCGTGAACCTGGACCGGACCCGGCTGCGGACCGCGTGGCCCAAAGTCGCGGGCGGCATGGGCGTGGCCGGGGAGTTCGTCCTGAACGACGGGGCCCTCACGAACCAGCTCGTGGCCCGGTTCATCGACGGCGACCCGCTCACCGCGATGGTCCCCTACGTTCGGTCCACGCCCGGCGCCCGGTTCACCGAACCGGTCCTTCTCGGCGTGGACCGGTTCCTCAACCCGGTCTGGCTGGACCTGGCCTACAACCACACCCTCGTCGCCGGTTCATCCAAGTTCGGTAAGTCCACCCTGGTCCGGTCCATCGTGGTCCAGCTCGCGGACCGGCCCGACATCGTCCTCTACGGCATGGACCTCAAACCCGGCGCGCCGGAGCTCACCCCGATGGCGCCGATCCTCCAGGACGTCGCCGAGACCCCGGAGCAGGCCCACGCCCTGCTGGACTGGCTGAAGGAGGAACTCGGCGAGCGCGGCGAGATCCTCGCCCAGGCCGGCGACCAGGAGTGGGACCCGGAGAAGCACGGCCGCCCGGCGATCTGGGTCATCGAGGACGAGTTGGCCGAGCTGGTCAGGCAAGGTGACGGTGACCCGTGGAAGAAGATGCCCGCATCGAAGAAGCAGGAGTCCCTCCTCGCGCTGATGCGGTTCGCCGGCATGCACTTCCTGTCCGCCACCCAGCAGCCGTCGAGGAAGGTGTTCGGCGGGACCACGGACGCCCGCGGAAACTATGCGAACCGGCTGTCCACCAGGATGAATGACGCGGACCACCGACGGTTCATCTTCGGCAACACCCCTGGCTGGGAGCCCGGACGGTTGGACCAGCCGGGCAAGTTTCTCCTCCAGTCGCCGGTGCACCAGGTGGCGCAGCCGTACAAGGGGATGTGGCTGACCGGTACCGAGTTCAAGGCGGAGGTCGCCCGGATCGGCGCGACGACCGTGCGGGCCCCGGTGGGGAAGCGGCTGATCCTCCCGGTGCCCGGCGACAGCAACCAGGAGAAGGTGCGGAACACGCTCACGAAGTACGGGAACTGCACCCGGCGCGAGCTGGAGATAGCGACCGGGCTGGGCGACAAGCAGGTGCGGGATGCGGCCGGCGCGCTGCGCCCGGAGGTCGAGCGCTGCGAGGACACGCAGACGTGGCGGATCGTCCCGTCTAGCGCGTGGGAGGCTCAGGTTGTGGCGGGCTAGCAAAGCCGCAGGTCACGCCCTGCTTAGTGGGGGGTGGATTGGGGGGTGTACGGCCGGGGCCTGCCGCGCGGACTGGCGGCGGGTCGGCGGCCCCCTGATTCACCCCCGGTTCTGCCACACTGGAAGCCCCCGGACCCCACCGCGAACCCCCAACGCGGTGGGGTCGCCTCGTTCCCACCCACGCTGTCGGTGCCGGCCGCTACGATCCGCGCACCAACGTCCTTGGGGGGACCATGCGCCGTACCGCTGCTCTGCTCGCCTGCCTGCTGCTCCCGCTCGCCGGGTGCTCGTCTGGCGGGGAGCCGGAGAAGAAGACCGTCACCGTCACGGCCACTCCGACGCCTACCGCCGCGCCGTCGCTCAGCCGGGCCGAGACGGCACGCCTGTGCAGTGTCGCCGTCTCCGAAGCGGCCCCGGGCTGGGACGACTGGAACTTTGACCTCGGCAGCTGGCAGGACGATCCGCGAACGCCCGAGGTGTGCAAGGGGCTGGCGGATGCAGAGTGGCCGCCGCGCGGGAACCGGGCGTTCCAAGATGCGTTGATCGACGGGCTGGAGTTGGCGGACGATCCGCGCGCCCGGTCGTAGGGCGTACGCGGAAGGCCCCGCCGGATTGGCGGGGCCTTCGTCGTGCGGCGGGCTACTCGCCGTACAGCTCGACGCGCAGCCGGAGGAACCCCAGTAGACGCAGCACGTCTCGCTCATGGGTTCGGCTCCTCGCCGTCGACCCTGGCCGTCTCGACTGCGGTCGGGTTGATCTCCTCGGAGATCAGGAGCAGCGACACTGCGATCCCGGACCGTTCGGCGTCGGTCAAGGTGGGCGACTCCAGCTTGTCGGCGAACCAGCGGAGACTGTCGGGAAGGCTACGGCGGCTGATGATCGGATAACTCATGCGTTCTTCTCCTCGTCGCGCGCGCTCGCGTTCAGTCGTGCCCGGTGCTTGCGTACCCCGTCCTCGTCGTACGGCGCGTCTACCTCGATCTCTGCGTGGATGCGCTGGTACACGCCGTCCTCGATCAGCTCGATGTCCAGCTCGGTCCACGGGGTAGGGCCGACGAGCGGCGTGATCGTCTTGATGCGTTCGACAAGCCAGTCACAGTGCATGGACCAGCGGCCGTCCAGCGCGTCACGGCGTGCGGTCTGGAGATCGGTCCACAGGTAGGACAGCTCGTCACGCAGGGCGCTGCGCAAGGTCTCGATGTCGCTCATGTGGTGGTCTCCTCGCTGGCCGCCGGGCGCTCCGGCGGGTACACGTCGAAGGCGCAGTTCGGCTCGCGACCCTCGATCTCCTCGAAGCCCACACCCAGCGGCTCCAGCACGTCCATCAGCTTGTTCGCCAACGCCTGCGCTTCACCCCACTGCTCGTACCCGACCTGCCCAGTGAAGCGCGCCGTCACGGCCACGCGGGCCGCCGTCGGGGTGCTGCTGGCCTCGACGGCGAACCCTGTGGTCTCGAAGTACTCGGCGGGTCGCAGGCTGGGCAGCGGGGTGAATCCAGATGCGGCGAGCTGTTCGGTGGTCCACGCGACGGCGTTGCTCATGAGGGCGTCACCTTCCCGTCGCGGATGCGGGCAACGTACTCGCGCGTCCAGCCCGTCGCCTCAACGACCTCGCTGAGCCTGCCGCGCGGATACGGCTTGGGCTCGGGGAAGAGCTGCGGGACAAGGGTCCGGATCCAGTTGCGGTCCTCTTCGTTCTTTCGGTCTCGCTCCCTGATCCGGAGTGCGGCTGCTCGGACTTCTTCGAGCTTCTCTTCGTAGCTACTAGCCATGGCCCCAGTATGCCACCAATGTAGGCGGACGCAATGTGCCTACAGAGTTGACATGAGAACAGCGTAGGCCTACATTGGTCTCACAAGGAAACGCCGCACCAAGGGGGACCACCGTGACCGCCGCCACCCGCACCCGCCGCAACACCCTCCGCACCGCCCTCCGCACCAGCCGCGCCCTCGGCTACCGCACCCTCTCCGGCCACATCGCCGCAGCCGTCGAAGCCGGCCGGCTCATCACCGTCGGTACCTTCCTCGACCGCATCGGCGGCGCAGACCTCCCCGACGGCAAGCGCAGCTGGTTCGGCCGGCACGCCAAGGCCGCCCACATCGCGGCCACCGGCACCGAGCCCGTCCGGGTGTGGGCGCGGCACCGCACCACTGGCCGCTGGATCCACGTCAACGTCTTCCACCCCATCGACGACGCCCTCTACACCGCCCTCGACTCCTACAAGGCGACGCGGTACCTCCTCGCCGACATGTACGCGAGGTGCGCCTGAGACCAACTCCACGACGCAGCAGACGAACCGGACCGGCCGCCAGCAAGGGGACCCCACCCATATGCGCACCTACGCCACCGCCCAGCTGATCGGCGACCGCTCGCACCAGTGCGATGCCACCGCGACCGCCGCCGGCCCCAACGGCACCCGCGCCCACGTCCTCCTCGACGGCATCGGCAGCTCCGACGAGACCCGCGACTGGACCCGTACCGCGGCCCGAAAGCTGGCCCGCTCCG